TTGCTCAGACAGATTATTCTTAAGCTTATCTATTAATTTATCCATTGTAATTTGTTTAATGGATTTAATACTTAGCTTTTCTTTGATAGCATTTTTTACTTTAACCTCGGCTAGATTCCGAGCGTGTGCGGTGTTTTTAGCAATTGTGGTAGAACTCTTATGCACGCCCACAAAAGAGGGATCAGTATATCTAATTGAGTATTTAAACTTGCCATTTTTTAAAGGTTCAATCTGAGGAGTGTAATATTTTACCATTTGATTTTTACCTCCATTTTGCTAAAATAGGGTAGACGAAAGGCGTTGAGTTACCAGCTCAATCTTTCGTCAGCATATGTATGTTTATTTTGAACATTGGTCAGATTGATGACCGACCCGTAAAGTGTTACCAGCGCTTTGCGGGTCTTTTTTTGTATTAATTAATCGTCATTGTCTATGTCACTATCATCGTTATCTTTTGGAACTGTGATAGTTTGTGTAGAAGATACATTAATTTTCAATGGCTTACCATAGCTATCCATAGTATCAGAATTCCAAGGCTGGAGAATGTAAGTATTTACATCTTTATCGCCATCATCTTTATCTAATTGAAAAGACATAGCAAATGGAACGGTTTGTCCTGAATCAACCTTATTCAATTTGGCATTAATCTTATCTTTCCAAGGAGTTAGATTATCTTCAAATTGAGAACGTTCTCCACCAACTTCGTGAGTAGATTTAGATAGTTTTTGTTCGACTTTCAAATTATCCATAAAGAAATCTTCAGGAGTTACACCTTTCTTTGCTTTATTAGTAAATGAAGCATCGATAACTATATAATGTACATCACCATCTGGAGTTGCATTTTTAAGGGTAACTTTTGTTAACTTTCCAATTTTTATTGAACCCTTATTAGTTTTAAAAGTATTGCCTACAAATTCGCTTGATGATTGCGATTTAGATTTTTCTTTTGTTTCCTTATCTGCTTTGTCCATCATTTTATCTAATTTATCAGCTTTTTTAGAAATAGTTTGATTGTTGCTACTATTAGAACAAGCAGTAGTTCCTAAACCTAATGTGACTAATGCGGTAGCTGCAATAATATATCTCTTCTTCATTATTAATCCTCCACAATTGCCTTAGGTTTAACGTCACTGGCATTGTGGACAAAAAGAGGCATGCAATCTATTTCAAACGAAAAACACCTCACAGTATCTCTACCATGAGGTGTTTAAACGACCCGTGTACTTTACAGGCATTTCAGCTATATCCTATGGTAAATATAAAAACATAAAATTTCAATACTAATTACTTGGTTTTACTACATCATCGTCAACTTGAACGGCAGCAATTTCATCGTCTTCAACAGTGCCACCTGATATAATTAGTCTTGAGGTGAACAATATGAAAGAGACAATATATTTTACAAAAGAAGATGGGAATAATAAATTGCTCTTTACTTCCGATAATGGAAACACTAATTGGCGAGGTGCTATTAGCGAACTTGGTTTAAAAAAAGCAGAAAAGCAATTAGGTCATAAACCAACAAATATATACATGTTAGTTGATGGTTGTGAAATAAAGCTAATTTAGCCCAAGTTTATTTTTTATATAACTTTCTGCTACTGCTGCAATAATAGTTATAGAAGCATTGCCGACTTTTTCTTTGATATTTGATTTAACGATTTCCCATAAGGTAGTATTGCAGTAAAACGTTGGAGCCAACAGCAGAAGATTTATTAGCTACGGAGGGATAAGCTATGGAAGAACGGATTTTATGGACATTAAGGCTTATATTTTATGCGTTATGTATCATAATTGGACTGCTAGTTAACTTATTACTTTTTAAATAAGTAATTTTCTATTAGCCAAACTAAAAGACTGAATAATGCACCAAATAAAGCTCCAATAGCAATGTCAGAAATTTTTTGTTTTGGTGAATGATTATCAACGTAATCTATACCCTTAGCAGTAATCCAATAGGCTACTAATCCAGGATTGCCGTCACTTAAATATACTTGCGGGCATTCGATCAAACCTTGTTTTTCTAACTCAAGTAAGAATTGATTGAATGAATTATCTAAAGCAGGCTCATCTACGTGATGTGATTTATTATCATTTATTGACTTTAAAAATTTATATTTATTCATAATTGTCCATTGCCGTCCGAGAGGGCGGTTTTTATTTTGCTACATATTTCAAAAGCTCTTCGCGAACTTCATCAAAATTGCTAATGCCTAGACTAACGGCAATATTTATGTAATTTGCTTCATCTGGCTCATTGCCTAATGCAATGAACTGCTTTATCTTTTCGTGAACCATAAAGTTATTAGCGCCATACTCACTGCAAGAATGGGCTGAACCAATATATTTATAATCTCCCACAACGGAGGAATCGTTTTTTGCATGACCGATTTCATGTAGAATCACTTTTTCAATCTGTTCATCTGATAGGTTTTCACTAACCACAATTTGATCGGGGATATTGCCTTTTGTTCGTGCCAAAAATCCTTGCCCATGAGTAGGCAGAAATTTAATTGCCAAATTATATTCTTTTAGCAGTTCAGATAAATGACTATTCAAATTGCGTCACCTTACTTATTATCATAAAGCCCTTTTAAATAAGCCCTGATTAATGCTCTATCATGGTCGTCCATTGGCTTGCCATCGAATGAACGCGCATTATCTAACATCTCGTCTAAGTCAGCTTCTGTTACTGTAGGCTTGTCGGGAATGCTTGGGTCGTCGGTTGATCCGTTTAAATAATCGGTAGTAGTATGCAATACTTTTGCAACTTCTTTTAGCTTGTCAGCCCTCGGGGTTTTAACTCTCCAACTATAAATAGTATTAGGGCTTATTTGAGTAGCTTGTGCGATTTGTTGCAAAGACATATCAAATTCTTTACCTCGCTCTTTGATGCGATCTAACAGCATTTGTAAGCACCTCTCTAAAGACACTTACACAAATATATACAAAAAAGTACAAATTATTATTGACTATTTAGTACTTAAGTACTAATATAATTTGTGTAAGTTAAATTGATAGAAAAAACATGTATCAATAAATGCAATTTAAATGAATGGGGATTCGCTTAATTGCTTTATTTCTTACGCTTTAATATTACTCTTTAGTATTAATTAATGCAACATTTTTACTATCTTTTTTACTTACGCACTAAAAAAGGAGGTAATGATATGGAAATTTCAAAAGAAGAATTACAGCAAATTATAAATGAAGCAGTATTACAAGATCGTGATAAGAGATTAACTGAGCAAAATGAAAAAGTAATCTCAAGATTTGATATTGATTCATCAGCATATAATACGAATCTTCTTTTTAGAGATTTACGTCATGATTTATCAAAGAAATGTGATGATCTATATCAATCGTGTAATTATAAATGTCCATATGATAAGTTGGCATACTATCCAGCAAAATTGACGGACATGATAAGAGAAATCATTCTCGTTTCATTTAATTGCAGAAGCAATATAGGAGTTCCAATCAAAGACAGAAGGAAAGCAAGGAAGATGTATAAGGAATTGGAACAAGTCTTGTTTCCAGTTTATGCGGAAAGCGTCCAAAGAATGGGAAGTGAATAAAGATGGATGAACTGAAAGATTTAGTAATTATGAAAGATCGTCAAGCTGTGACAGATAGCTTGAAAGTGGCAGAAGTGTTTGAAAAGCAACATCGACATGTATTAGAAAAGGCTAGAAATCTCATTGCCGAAAATTCGGCAGTGAAAAATATGTTTGTTGAGACAACCTATATAAATAAACGCGGTCAAGTGCACCCAATTATTTATATGGATCGCGACGGCTTTACTTTATTAAGCATGGGTTTCACTGGTAAGAAAGCAATGAAATTCAAGCTTAAATACATTGAAGCTTTTAACAAAATGGAAGCTTATATCCGTGCACAAGAAGCTGCAAAGCAATTGCCAACAACGCCAGAAGCTAAATTGAGATTAGCAATGGAAGCTACCATTCATTTGGATGAACGCATGACTAACGTAGAAAAAGATGTTGATTTTATTAAAAATACATCTGAAATTGATTCAAACCAACGATTTAAGCTGCGAAAGGCAAGAGATAGAAAATTGGTAGAAGTTTGCGGCGGTAAGAAGAGTAATTTTTACAAAAATAAAAATAAAAGACGCAAAGTTTTTCGTCAGTTAGAGCATGATTTCAAAGACTCGTTTGTAATTTCAAGATATGAGGATTTATCAAAGAAAGACTTTGATCGAGCAATTAATTTTATTAGTAATTGGTATCCATCATATCCGCTACAACAGGATATTCAACAAATGAATGCACAGACTGATTTAGGACTGTAGGAATGAGGAAGAGTAGATGGAAGAAAAGAATGATATTTCAATTTTAAATTTAATCGAGAAAAATATAAGCAAAATAAAAGCTTCACATAATTTTGAAACAAAAAGTTTTTACATTTCTACAATTGAAAAGTTATGTGAAGCGTATGATCAGCAGATTAGTGCTGAATTAATTAATTCAGCAGAAGAAAAGCCATCGGTTAGAAAACCAATGACTAAAGAACAATATGATGAATTCTTTAAAAATGCTGGGATTTTACCCAATCAAGAATTTTTGGATAAAGAGCAGCATAAACATCGAGAAGATAAGGCTTAGATTTAGTTTTAATGCCATATTCTTCTAAATCATTCCAGTGGTCGTGAAGAATTAGCATTGTTAAATCATGCGCACGCTTTTCATCATTCATAAATTAATCATCTCCTTATTACCAGATGATTTCAGTTTAGCAGAAAGAGAGGCGAGTAGTGATGGAAGAAAAGGATAAAGAAAAACAGCCATCAATTAAGATGACTGCTAATGGAATTAAATATGACAGTAAATTTCATCACGTTGTCATATCTAAGAATGGAAAAATCAAAGTTGAGCCAAAACTAGCTAAATTTAACAAAAAGGAAAGTAAAAAATGATTGAACTAGCTGTAGTAGCAATGTGGGTAATTGGATTAATAGGCGTAGTCGCTATGTATCATGAGAAAACAAAAAACACCACATTGAATGTAGTGTCGGTAATTTTAATTCTCATAGTTACAACAATTATTGTTGCTTCTTTAGGTCATAGTTAGGGGAGGTAAGCAAAACGTGGATATAAATTTAGAAAAAATTAGTTCTCAAAGACTACTTCAAGAACTGATTAATGGAAAAGTCTTAACACGAATTCCAGTAGGACTATATAAGGAATTTGAACTTAGACGAAAATATCAAAATCGAGATAAGCCTATTACTTACGATGATGTGTATCTGTTAAATAGCTCTGAAAAAGATTTTTAATTGACAGGTATCTCAATTTACAGAAAACGAGGTGAAGAAAATGCCAACAATCGAACCAGGAAGAGAACTAATTAAAAAGTATTTAAAAGAAAATAGCATAAGCATTTCAAAACTAGCTAGTGCTTACGGAATTCCTAAACAAGATGTAACAGATTATCTTTCAGGCCGCATTAAAGCACCTAAGGGGAATCGATTCATCTTAAAGGTAATTAGAGATTTTAACTTATAAGAGGTGCTTAAAATGGCTGATATTTTAACGCCTAAGGAAGTTGAAAAGAAGTATAGCTGGTCATACTCAACGTGGCGAAGAAGACGCGAGGAGTGCTTAGTTTCTCCATATAAAGATGCAATTGTAATGGAGAGCCAGCGAAGATGCCACGTTAAGGCTAAGAGATTTGAAGAGTTTCTAGAGTGGAAGTCACAGCAAATTTATAATGAGCAGTTTGGTTTAGTTTAGGGAGTAAAAAATGAGCAAGTGGATTAACAACAAGATCAACGAATTTATGGGCACTCAATTAACAGTGCGCGAAACTGAGATTCTTACGATGTGCACTGCAATTACAGCTTTATTAGCATTCACATTCGTCATGTACAATGCAATTTTTCCGAATATCTAAGAGGTAACTAATGAAACGTTTAAGTGATCTATTGCAAGGAATCAAGCATACCAATCCTTTGAAAGAAAGTAATGAAGCAAAATTATTGTGCAGCAATGCATATTACAAATATAGAGAGAAGTGTGAACCGTGGAAGTTAAAACAGGCAAAGAGCTACTAGAAACAATCTATTATGAAGATGCTCAAAAACGCATCGACCATTATAAAGGAACAGATTCATTAGTAGTGTGGTGTGACAACAATGCCTACATTATTGGATATGAAATGGGATCAGACTTCCACACTATTATTGAATTTCTTAAATACCGAATTAAATTAATGGGATTTGAAAAATTCACACATGAAATTGATTCAACTGAATTCAATTTCATCATCGAATTGCTTGATGGAATTGAAGAAGGTTTAGCAAGTGACTATCTAGGCGAAATTATGCAAGAAGTTTACCAGATGGAGGACTTAAGCCAATGCTAGAAGAATTTAGAGAATGGCAATTTGATTCCAAAAATCAAATTAATGAGTGGACTAGCCGATTAGTTAAAGAAGCACTAAAGCAGGGCGAAGTTGGGAAAGCTGAAGATTGGTTAAAAAAGAATAAGCCTAGACCAAGTGGGGATTTTCATGCTACTACTTCTGAGCAATTTAATACGATTGTTCAAACTATGTTTGAAGATGCCAAAAGAGAGCTACATAAAGAAGTAAGGAAATTAAGGTTTAAATAATGTATAAATTACGATCATATCAAAGCGAATTAATTAATAAAATTGTAATTTCGATGAAACGCAGGCATCGAGTAATTATCGTCCAATCTCCTCCCTAGAACAGGAAAAACAGTAGTTATGGCAGAAATAGCTAGGAGAACTACTGATAAAAATAATCGTGTAATGTTCTTAATTCATCGTAAAGAAGTTTTAGATCAAGCAGTGGCTACATTTAAAAATCAAGGTGTTAATTCTAATTTATTAATCGCAGGTATGGTTCAAACGTTAACTCGAAAAATTGAAAAATTACCTGAACCACAATTAATTCTAGTCGATGAAGCGCACCACGTTTTAGCAAAAAGCTATCAAAGAATTTTAAATAAATTTCCTAATGCAATTGTTCTTCTATTTACAGCGACACCAATTAGGACAGGAAAGCGACAACTCGATGAGATAGCCGATGATATTATTGTTGGTCAATCAATTAGCAAATTAACTAAAAAAGGTTTTCTAGCACCATTTGATTATTACTCAATAGATGATATTGATACTCAAAAATTAAAAAAGAACTCAACTGGAGATTATACCAATGCCAGTATGGATGAAGCCGTTAGTCGAAAAATCTATGGTCATATTGTAAGTAACTATCAAAGATTAGCAAAAAATAAGCAAGCAGTGGTGTACACCTATTCAGTTGAAAGTGCAAAACGAATTGCTGATGCTTTTAATAAGACTCATATTTCTGCTGTAGAGGTTGATGGAACAACCGAGGATAAGATAAGGGATAAGTATGTAAAACAGTTCAGAGATAAGAAAATTAAGGTTCTCGTAAACGTTAACTTGTTCACTGAAGGAGTAGATTTGCCAGATGTTGACTGTGTAATTATGGCACGACCTACAAAAAGTTTGGCTCTTTACTTACAATTCTCAATGAGATGCTTAAATCCTAGAGAAAATAAGAAGGCTATCATTATAGATCATGTAGCAAATTGGAAAACTTTTGGATTGCCTGACAGTGATAGGGATTGGAAACAAGCAATCATTACTACTGATAAAAATAAACGTAAATCTAACAATAATGAACCAATATTTGCTATTACTCAATGCGATTTTTGCTTTGCTGTTGTAAAAGCTAGTGAAGTAAAAAATAGTAAATGTCCAATTTGTGGTAATCCTATTAAAGTCCATACAGCAGTACAACAAACAGACGACGAATTAAAACTTATCAATGATCGTAAACGCTTAATTAATGAAATTTTAGCTGATAAAGTTATGCAAAATGTAGCAAACAAATCAGTTAAAGAGCTTCATACAATGAAAGAATTACAAGCCTATGCAAAATTACATAAATATAAAAGAGGCTGGGTATTTTATCAAGCTAAAATGAAAGGATTGATTAAAAGAAAATGATTAGGTTACCGGAAGATAAACCAATTAAACCTAAAAAAGAGCCAAAATATTACTTTATTTATGGCGAACCCATGAGTGGAAAAACATTTTTTGCTAGTTATTTTCCTCATGTATTAGATATCAATACTGATAACAATGCTAGCCAAAGTAGAGCACCCAGTATTCAACTACTAACAGATGAAAATGGGCAACCAGTTTATGACATCATTGGTCGGCTAGATGAAATTATTAAGTTAATTTCTAAATCAACTTTTAAAACTATTGTTATTGACACTATTGAAGATGTAGTTAGTGCTGTAACTAAACAAATTACGGATAGCGCTAATGAAAAATACATTACCGATGGAAAACTAGCTTATGGAAAAGGCTCTAGTATGGTTAAAAAAGTAATTGAAGACCTCGTACTAGAATTAAAGTCTTTACCAGTTAATGTTATTTGGATTAGTAGAGAAGAAGAACAAAACGATATTGCAGCAGGAACTAGTAAAATTGTGCCAGCTTTAAAAACTAAGTATTACAACATAGTTGCTGGAAACTGTGATTTGGTTATTAGAACTAGTAAGACTGGAGACGGACAAAATACTACTTACTATAGACAGATTAAGTCACGTAGAAGTAACTATATTCCGCAAGATATAACTAATCCGCAAGTTAGAAATTTACTGGCTAGCTGTATGGGAATGTTTACTAGAGAACAAATGGAAGAATTAAAGAATAAAAAGGAGAAGTAATAAATGAGTTTATTAGATATTGCAAATGAATTAGATAAATCAGGTTTTGACCCTACCAAGGGTAAAGAAGCAGGTAGTAGAACAGAACTTCCATCTGGAGATTATTTAGTATCCTTCGATAATATTACTCACAATGCTAATGGTAGTAGAGATTTCTTGATGCTCAGTTTCAAAGTTATGAATGGAAAATACACGGATCAAAGAGAAAATATTTTTCCAAGCTTAGCATTAAAAACTGCTACTGGAAAAGCAATGCCAGATTTTGTAATCAGTCGTTCAATTTCACAAATTAAAATTGTTGGTGCAATGTGCAATATTGTCGTTCCTAATTCAGTATTTGCCCATGATAATGAGACAGAAGCTTATGAAGATATTGTGCCAGTATTACGTCCAGGAATTGGTACGCTTATGAATTTGCATATTTCAGAAACACCAAATAAAAAAGATCCAGATCATCCTTATCGCAATTATGAATTTGCAAAAGCAGACCAACCTTCTATGCCTCAAGCTACGGATGATCCGTTTAAAGATTCTAAAACGGGTGTAGAAATTGATGATAATGATTTGCCGTTTGATGTATCCGATATGAAAAATGAAGGGTAAGTAAATAAAACTATGAAAAATCTTGTTAATTACGCATTAAGCTATGCAGAACACGGTTTTTCAGTAATTCCTATTAACCGTAAAGATAAGCGTCCACTAATTAAATTTGCTAATCGTCCTGCTCTAACTAAAACAGAAATCCATGAGTTATGGAAAAAGTATCCATTAGCCAATATTGCATTGAAAACTGAAGACTTTTTTGTTGTTGATGTTGACAGACATGGTGATGTAGATGGTATGAAATCTATTACTGATTTACATCATAATGAATGGTTTCAAAACACTCTTTGCGAAAAAACGGCACACAATGGAGTTCATTTTTATTTTCAAAAACCAATTGATAAATCAATAACTCAAAACATAGGTTTTTTACCTGGAGTAGATATTAAGGCTCATGAAAATAATTATGTAGTAGTAGCTCCATCTACTATTGATGGAAAAGACTATAAGTGGCTAAATCATAAAGCAATTGCCCCAGTTCCTAAGGAATTACTGAAATTAATCTTATCTAAGTCTAAAGAGTTAAAACCGCACGGTGATAATAAAATGGCTACTTATTCGGTTTCAGGCAAAAATCAGACAAGTGAATTATTTGAAACTATTATTAATGGTTTTGGTGAAACTGGTGGTCGTAATAATGCCTGTGCATCATTTATGGGTGGTCTACTTTATAGAAACGTTGATCCAGATATTGCCTTTAAACTCGCGAAAATAGCTAATAGCAATACTGAAGATAAACTGTCTGAGGAAGAAGTAGAGCGAACAGCAAATTCTATGATCGAAAAAGAAATTAGAAGAAGGGATGCTAATGGCACTTGATAAGAAAAACGCTGAAAAATTACGTGAAAAACAGAATCAAGGTACTCGATATCCTTATAATTTCTTACTAAATGCTAATGGGAATATCAAAACTACTAGCGTTAACAATGTAAAAATTATCATTGAAAATGATCCATTGCTTGCTGGAGTATTCCGATTTAATGAATTTACACAAAATATTGATGTAGTTAGAAATGTATCAAAACTTCATATTGATAAAGGAAAAATGTCAGATGACTATTCCCTTGAAATTTTATCTTATATTGAAAGTGAAGCTAAATATGGACATACCACCTTTAAAGATAAATTAGTTAGAGATGCTTTAGTTTTGGCTGCTAGGGCTAATTCGTATAATCCCATCATTACTTATTTTGATATCTGCTATCAAAATTGGGATCGTAAAGAACGACTAGCTAACTTTTTTCCAGATTATTTAGGAGTTGAAAAATCAGCATTTACAGAATGGGTTACAAAATTATTCTTTGTAGGAGCAGTAGCTAAAGCATATAATCCTAAAATTAAATTTGACCAGGTTTTAGATTTAGTTGGTGGTCAGGGTGCAGGTAAGACAACACTTGCTAAAAGAGTATCGCCCTTAGGTTACTATACAGATGATTTTAATACATTTACTAAAAAAGATGATTTATCTAAAACACGTGATGCTCTAATTATTAATGATGATGAAATGACGGCAACTAATAAAACTTCATTTGAGGAATTAAAAAAATTCTGTTCTAAACAGGAATTTAGATACCGTTTACCTTACGGACGTGGGATAGAAGTGTTTCCTAGACAATTTGTCATGGTCCGTACTACTAATGAACGCTATTATTTGAAAGATCAAACTGGTAATAGACGCTTTATGCCTTTACTTTGTGATATTGACAAACAAAAATATCACCCAGTTACTGATTTAACTGATAATTTAGTTAAACAGCTATGGGGAGAAACAGTTTATTTATATAAATCAGGTGAATTTTCATTGGAAATTGATCGTAATCATTTAATGCTTATTGAATTAAATGCGGATAAATTTAAATATAGTGATGATTTTGAAAATAAAGTTGACGAAGCGTTAGAAAACGATTTTGAAGATCAAGATTTTATTTCTAATGAAGAATTACATATGCATATAGCACCGGAAACTAATTTTTCTAGAAATAAAAAAATGTCTCAAAAGCTTCAATATATCATGGTAGCTAAATATGGATTTGAAAAGACCAGAAGACGAATAAAAGGGAAATTAACCTATGGCTATTTAAGAAAATAAACTGTTCTATGGTGTTCTAGCGTCAAGCCTAACGGTAGAACACCCCTTAACCTTAGAAAGAGTAAGAATAAACCTTTGTCTGTTCCATGTTCTATATAAATATAATAAAAAAATAATTTTATATAGTATATATATTAGGATTACTGTTATATCAATGATGAGAAGTGCTTTTAATAGGAATGATTGAACATGGTTTTCAAATGACGGTAGAACATAGAACAAAGTGCTATAAAGCTAGCTATAGCAATGGCTAACGTTGTGTTCTCACGTTGGAACATGAAGGAACAGTTAATTAAACAAATTATGCGAATAATATAATGAATAAATTAAAAAATATTCGTTAATTAAAAATGGAGGCTAAGAAATGAATAGGTTAAAAGAATTAAGAAAAGAAAAAGGATTAACTCTTGATGAAATAGTAGAAGAGGATATGAAATGATAGCAACAAAAGAAAAGTGTGAGTATTGTACTTTTAAGGGCGATTATGGCAAGTGTTTTATTTGATTCGAATGACGATAATTATATATTCAGCGCTCTAATCACATATGAAGAAGTAGGCATTTAACTATGCCTGATTGGATTTTTGTAGCAGCATTCTTAATTCTGCTAGCAATAATAGTTTTAGTAGTAGGGAGTATATGAAAATGACAGACAATACAAATAAGCAATTAAAAGGTAATCAATTATCATTTGATGCAGGTATTAAAAATTTTAAAGCAGATGGTAGTGATGTAGTGATTACACTTGTTGCTGATTCTAAGAAAATAAATTTAAACACGCTTAACGAGATTGCATAAAATAAATTAACAGTTGACTTTACTAGTGTTCAGACTGAACTATTACCAAAGAAGATTGAGGAAAAATAATGTACGCATTAAGAAAATTAAGCAACAAAGAAAAACTAAAGTACGAATTGAAAAAGACGATAGAAAGTGAATACTCTGGCTTAGATATCTCAATTAATAATTTAAGTCTTGGAGTTAAAGGGTTCTATCCTGGTAGAACTGTCTTTAATTTAGAGATTGATACTCGTATCACAGAGCCTGTAGATATTATTAACTTAACCAATATGCCTATTAAGAAATCTACCATTAAGCAATTAAAGGAAGATCAAAAGAAACATGGTTACAAACAATTAACTACTATGGTTGCAGATGTATTGGAGAAACATTATGAATAGAATTAACTCAATTATTACTTTGAGACATTTTGAGAAAGACGAGCCCTTGATTCTCTATAGTCCTGATGCTGCTTCAGTTTTGAGTATGCGAATGCTTAATGAAATTGCAGCAATCAACGTTTACGTTTATGATGACGATTCTTTCTATGATCTTGATAGAGAAATAACTTACGGATCTAATTCTTACATCATTGATCGAAAACCTAAAAACTGTCGTAAAGTCTATATGCAGGCAAGAGACATTATTATGGCTCAGGAGGCTGACATTGATTTGGACGATCATTAACACAATTGGACCTTTGACGGTTATTGTACTTTGCCTTTATAACAATTATTTACAAAAGAAATCACAACGTCTCAGCAAGCAAGCTTTACGTGAAATTGATGAGTATTATAAGACAATTTCTAGAATTATTGATGCACAAACTAATTTCAACAATTCAGTAGTTGATAATATTGAACGTCATGAGGAAGCTATGCGAATTATTGTTAATTATATTAAAGCAGGTGAAACCAATGTCTGAATCAGAGCATAGTATTCAATCTAAGATACAAATTGAATTATCTAAGCATGGTTGTACAGTGTTCCGTGCTAACGTTGGAAAGATGAGAACACCAGATGGGCGTTTCTTTTCTACTGGATTACCTTCTGGATTTCCCGACTTGTCCGGTTTTAGATGGATTGATGGTAAGGCATTCTATATTGAGGTTAAGAATGCAACTGGTAAACCAAGAGAAGATCAGATACGTTTTCATCACATGCTTACATCTCATAACATAATTCATGGCATTGCTCGCAGTGTAGATGATGCTTTAATGATTATTAATAGCGGTTTAGTAGGATACGGATTTAATGACTATGAAGGAGGGATTGCATGACGCTTTCTGTAGAGTTCTATGATTATTTACACAAACTGGAAAAAAGTGGATCAATTAATCGTTTTGATATGGATAGCCCACAGCTTACTAAGCTTCATGAGCTGGCTTCTGGAACGTTTGAAGATAGACGAGCTAATTGTATTAAGCTTCTTGAACGAGGATTTGATAAGTGGGAAATCTCTGCTGAAACAGAGTTTGCAGCGTCAGTTATTGAAATTTTTCGTAGAGAAGCAAGAATTCCGATTGTACCTCACTATAACTATTTAATTGATGGCAAGTTCTATACAGATTTAAATGCACTACGTAAGGCTTTTAAAATACCTACTACTGCTGGTGCAATTGATTATCTTTGTGATAGACGCCATAAAGCTTATCATCTCAAAAAATTCCGTTGGGAACAGATACCGTTAGGTTCACACATGATCGATGGGCACGGTACAGAACGAGTTAAAGATTCTTATGATATCAGGACTTACAAGCAATTTTAGTCTACTTATACCCATACCTTTTAACTGTTATATGTATTAAAATATAGAAATGAGGTATTGAAAATAACAGTAAATTTGAGGAGTGGGAATGTGAGTTTATTATTTAGAGAATTAGATTGCGATAAGACGTGCGATAGAGTTGATGAATTCTTAACTGATGATTTAGAAAGATTAATTCTAATGGCTGGTCGTAATCTTACTGACTTACGTTCTCCTAGCTTATCTCTAGCACCTGGTCATTCCAGTGGAACTAATCATGCAGAAGTAAATATTATTCGTGGTCTTAACGCTGAGGCAGAGGTAAGAGCAATCCACAATACGATTTATCACTTGCCTGAAATGTCAAAGATAATAATGCGCGACCTTTATATCTATAAAATGGAAAACTGGCAAGTTGCAGAAGCTATTAGATATAGCCATACGCAATACAATGTATTGAAACGTCGGGCACAGTTATTCTTTGCTGATAGCTTTGACCACTGGCAAAGATATATGGCTTGTTCGCCGATAATAGATTTGCACCGATATAAAAAAGACCGGAATAATACCGGCAATCTTGCGGAATAATAGCGATGGTTGAGCGGTTAGAATATAAGCTATAGTAGTATTGTGAGTTAATTCGGAACGAGAACAATACTCACACCACTCCCTAAATACAAATATGTAAGGCTAGTAACGGTTCGACTCCGTTACTGGCTATAAGATATCGCTAAGCTTTTATTATTTATTTTTTTGTCAATATTTAGTTTGCACGATACTTAGGTCTTATCCGAGACTGACGGTCAGTCTCATCGGCTTAACGATATCTACTTGAAGAGCTTACTTATGGAAACGGTGAACTCTTTTATTATGCTCTAGAGTTGTGGAGGTAATAGCATGCCAAGAGTTAGACGTTGCAAGTATCAAGGCTGTCATGCCTTTGCTATTATGCCTAATTACTATTGTGCTAAGCACATTAAGTATGAAGCAGAGTATAGAGCAGAACGCGAGAAGTATCGTAAACGTCAATCATCACGAGCTACTACTTGGCACTACAATCATGTCACTCGCTATCGCAACTCTATTAAGTCAGAGCAGAATAAGTTCTACCACTCGCGTGAGTGGCAGTCGCTTCGTGCTCTCGTTTTTCAGCGCGACTTCAGCTTGTGCAAATATTGTGGAACAAATCCTGGAAACATTGTTGATCATATCATTCCAATTGAATGGGATCAAAGCAAGATGAGAGATATCAATAATCTTGTAACATGTTGCAGAGACTGCCACGCAAAGAAAACACGATGGGAACAACGATACTATGGAACTGGTTTACACAATGAATTGAAAGATGTACCAGCCATTACGGATACCAAATTAATTAATAAATTGATGAATGCGCGAGATGGCAAATAACTGCGATCTGAGACGATTATTTTTTTGATGTGTAATCCATACTAGAATATATTTAAAATTTAGCCCGCGGGTATATCGCTATGATAAGAGCCGCACAATCAGCGTTGTCTTACGTAAAAAAGTAAAAAATACCAAAAAGTTTTTAATAGGGGGGTCAGATATGGTTAAATCAGTTCGAAAAAGTACAAAGCTCCCTCCAACTCCGCCAAACTATTTAAGTGATTTGGGCTCAGAAATGTGGAAGGAAATTGTACCTTTTTTGAATAAGAATAGAGAAATAAAAAAAGCCGATGAATATCTTGTTGCACGCTATTGTGTTGCTTATGATACTTTTAGAACTGCTTATGAATTGGTAAAAAAAGATGGCCAGCAAAAAGAAAAATATAAAACTACACTTTCACCTGTAGATGGTTCAATCGTAGCTCGTGATTTTACTGGTTATGCAAAAAATCCAGCTGTTCAAAATATGAAAGACGCTATAAATCAACTTAATACTATGGGAAAAGAATTAGGATTAAGTCCAAAAAGCCGAAATGATTTAATTAATTTGAAAAAGCCTGAAAAGAAAGAAAAGAAAAAAGATGTTTCATCGGAAATTCAAAAATTCTTTGGAGAAAGAAAATAATGGCTGAGAAAATTTGTGCTATTTGTAACAAGAAATTTAAAGGTAGGAAACACCAACAAACTTGTTCAAGAAAATGTGGTGCCATTTTAAATAGAAATAACAAATTACGTCGTGGGGAACAGAAATATATAGAAAACCTTGAACTGAGTCACCCAGACATAAAATACATTAGTGGTTATAAGCCACGGACTCATAGGGGATCATATAACTTTAAGGTCTTAATAAAATGCAAATTAACAGGTTTTAGATATTACATTTGGTCTAATAAATTACGCAAAAAAGACTGGCAATGTAGTATTTGCAATAAAAATAGTATGTTTATTTCGATTTATCCAGATGATGAACAAGGCTATAAACATTATTTAAATTTAACAAGCTGTATTTCGCCAATTACTTTTTATCCACGTAAGTGTAAATGGTGTGGCAATTATTTTACCGTTAATAATAGACATAATTTAAAAGTATGTTGTTCATCGCTATGTAGCAAGAAATATCAAAATCACAAAAAACAAGTTAAAAAGGATTATCGATTTAACTTAGCTAAGAAAAATGGAAAATATGAAGACATAACATTAGCCAAATTATATAAGCGCGATAATGGTAAATGCTACATCTGCGGAAAACATTTGATATTAAATGATAAGTATAATCGTCCAGATGCCCCCACAATTGAACATGTTGTTCCTATTTCAAAAGGTGGGACGAATACATGGAGCAATGTGAAATTAGCATGTAGAGAATGCAATGTTAAAAAAGGCACAAAAATTTTTAAGTAATAAAAATAGCGTTCGATTCTTTATCGAACGCTTTTATTATGCATCCCTTCGGGATGGAATTCTTGCCTTGGCGAAACTCAGCAAATAGAAAAGGTCAATCAACCTCTTCCGAGTGTATCACAGCAAGCTGTGATTAATGCACACTCTACGGAGGTGATTGACCATGATTGAATTAATTCTTCTTTTAATTATCTTACTATTAATCATCGTCGCAATCAAGTCGTAACGCCAAGGCAAGAGCGCTCGCTCTTGTCAGACCGAGCGCTCTAATCATTAGAATAATGAAATCTTGCTGATACAATGTACAAACTATTATTTTCTACATAGTAAACGAAACGATGCTCGTCTGTAATTCTTCTGGACCACAATCCTGATAAATTATCGTGAAGTGGTTCAGGTTTACCAATTCCATCAAAGGGATGTCTTTTAGTATCTTTTATTAATTTGCGTATCTTTTTGACATTTCGCTTATCATTGTCTAGCCAATATTCAAAGTCGTCCCATGATTCATCTGACCAAATTACATTCATTATTCCCAATTATGCTCCTTGCCTTTGCCGTTTTTTAATTGCTTCAATGATTTTAAAATGTGATCCATATTAGCTGTGGAGCTTCTAATATATGCATTTTCGACAAGGTTATCATAATCTGCTTTGCTGATGAGAACAGAATTATCTTCACTGTTTCTAGAAGTAATAATTATTGCTTCAGAATTATCGTTTACTTGCTTCATGAATGATTTAAGGTTATTTCTAACGTTTGAATAAGCTTCTGCTTGCATAATAATTCTCCTCTGTACAATATCTTGTACAAGTATTATATCAGCAATTAATTCAAATTAAAAGTGAAAAGAGGTAGCACCTTGAAAATTGATCTAACACAAACTCATGACGTAATCGGTGCTTTTAAAAGTATTGATTGGTCAGATATTAAAGCTAAATATCGTGATCCTGCAACTTTATACGCCTTTTCTGTTTTAAATAGCACAAAAATAGCTGGATATAGGATAAAGCTTGCATGTTTTCGGCATTTAATGGATCTAAAAAGACAAGGACACCCAGATTTTCCTTATCACTATGATGTAGAAGAAGCTAACAGGTTACTGACCTTTGCTAAAATTTGTCCTAATGTCGATACAGGAGAACCGACTAAATTAATGAAATGGCAAGAGTTCACTTTTGCTCTTATGTTTGGTTGGCGTGATGAAGATAACAACAAACGATTTACTCGTGTAATTGATTCTGTATCGCGTGGTCAGGGTAAGACATATCAAATGGCTATCTTAGTTTGCTACTCATTTTTAATTGAGAGCATTGGGTTATCAAATCAAGATTATTTAGTAGCTTCTATCAATTTTAAGCAAACTATGAAGCTGTTTGGCTACGTAGCTTCAATGATGCGAAAGATTATTCAAAGCGAACCTTTTAAGAGTTATGCAAGTGAAGTAAATCTTTATATTCAATCAGATCAAATCATTATGAAGAAAAATAATAATGTTCTGCGTGCAATTAGTCTTGAAGCGGGACAATATGACTCTTATCACTTTAGAACAGCTATATTTGATGAAATTGGAGAAGTTAAATCACGAGAAACTGTGAGCAAGATCATTTCTGGTCAGGTTAAAGTTCCGAATCATCAATTTATCCAAATTTCTACGTCTTACCCAGATCCAACAGTTCCATTTCATGAGGATCAAAAAATGATTATTCAGGCTATGGAGCAGGATTGGAAGAGGGATGCAGATAGTTATTTAGGATTAATTTGGTCACAAGACAGCTTAGATGAAACTTACAAGCCAGAAACATGGGTTAAATCCAATCCATTACTAGATTTACCAGATCAATGCGACGGCTTGATGAAGGGCTTAAAAGACAAGCGTGATAGTGATTTGCTAACCGGTAACATCTCAGATTTTCAAACTAAGAACCTAAACCTGTGGCTTAAACAATCAACAGACAGTTATTTAAATTTACGTGATGTTGAGGACGCTGTAGATGATGATTTTAAAATTGATGGACGAGAAGTATTTATTGGATTTGACTACTCTATGTTTTCAGATAACACAGCGCTAGGCTTTGTTTATCCGTATGGAGATGGTAAATTCCATTTTGAACAGCACAGCTTTATTCCTTGGCAACATGCCGGATCAATTGAAGCTAAAGAAAAACAAGATGGAATTGCCTACCGTAATTATCCTGAATACTGCACGATTACAGCACATCAACAAGGTATTATTAACCCAGAGCAGATTTATAGATGGTTGCTTAACTATGTTGAACAGCACCAATTGAAAGTTAAATTCTTTGGTTATGACCGCTTTGGATCATATCAAGTCAAGAACATAACAGAATCTCTTAATGTAAATACCGACTGGTACATTATGGACATTCAGCAAAGAACGTCAGCTCTTGCAAATCCTACTAAGTTTTTACAGGAACTTTTTGTTACTCATAAAGTATCTATTCCTAATGATCCAATCATGCAAAAGGCTTTACTTAATGCGATAGTTAAGGCTGATAAAATTGGTATTCAAGTTGACAAGGATAAAGCCACTTTAAAGATTGATGTTGTCGATGCTTTAATTGATGCACTATTTCAAGGAATGTACTACTTCGATGAAAATGCTGATTTAAATAATAAAGACACTGAAATTGATAGAATGACAGAACAACAAGTCCTTGATTGGTTTAAGAATCCTAAGTCAGGACTACTAGGAGGTGAGACCACTGATAACTAAGTTAAAAGAACAGCTATGGAAATACATTGATGTGATTTTCTATTTTGCAGGACTTATAGCAATTACTTTTGGTGCTTTCAAAATTAATGAACCATTGGGTTACATCGTTGGCGGTGTAGCCCTTTTAATTTCTGGTTATTTAGCAGAACTTATCGCATCTGGCGGTGAGAAAGGAGGTGGTAATTAATGCCTCTGCTTAAACTAAATAGATCTCACTCTCAGGGGTTTTCTTTAAATGATCCTGATTGGGTAACTTTTCTAACAGGCGGAGAAGCACAGAAATATGTTTCTGCTGATACCGCATTAAAGAACTCTGATATTTTTTCTCTGATTATGCAACTATCAGGAGATTTAGCAATGGTTCGTTATACTGCTGATTCTGATAGATCTCAATCAATTATTAGCAATCCGAGCGTAACCACTAATGGCTATAGCTTTTGGCAAGGAATGTTTGCCCAGTTATTGCTAGATGGGAATTGTTACGCATATAGGCATAAAAATGCTAATGGAGTTGATTTATCTTGGGAGTATTTAAGGCCGTCACAAGTTCAACCAATGCTTCTCCAAGATGGTTCAGGACTGATCTATAACATTAACTTTGATGAACCAGCTATTGGATATATGGAAAATGTACCTGCTTCTGATGTTATTCATATTCGTTTGCTTTCTAAAAATGGCGGGAAGACGGGTATTTCTCCATTATCTGCACTAATCAATGAACAGCAAATTAAAGATGCTTCAAATGCGCTAACTTTAAAGGCATTAAAACAATCAGTAACTGCAAGTGCGGTTTTAAGTATTCAACATGGTGGTTTACTTGATTCTGAAACTAGAATTGCTAGATCAAAAGAAATTTCGAAGCAAATTAATAATTCTGATGGTCCTGTTGTAATTGATGCATTAGAAAATTACAAACCATTGGAAATGAAAGGAAATATTGCTAGTTTACTTAATCAAGTAGACTGGACTAGAGATCAAATTGCAAAAGTTTATGGCGTGCCAGATAGTTATTTAAACGGGCAAGGTGACCAGCAATCATCAATTACTCAAATAGGTGGTCAATATGCTAAATCATTAAATCGCTATGTACAAGCAATCGTTAGTGAATTAAATGATAAGCTCCATGCTAATATTTCGGCTGATATTCGTTTTGCAATTGATGCAATGGGAGATCAGTATGCAAGTACCATTTCAAACTTGGTAAAAGGTGGAACGATTGCGGGGAATCAAGCGCGCTTTATCTTGCAAAACTCTGGTTATTTGCCTAATGATCTACCAGATCCAGAAAAGAAACCGCAACAAGCAATTCAATTAATTCAACAAGAGGGAGGTGAGAACGATGGTAACAATTCCGATGAACGGGGAAGTGATTCCGAGTGATTATGCTGACGTCTATGATTATTTAGGCTATGAGAGCATTAATCCTAAGGCTATTAAGCAGGCTTTAAATGACGCTGGTGGATCAGACGTAACACTTGAAATTAACTCTCCTGGTGGCTATGTGGACGCAGGAAGTGAAATTTATACTGCACTTAAGGAATATCAGGGCAATGTTACAGCTAAAATTACTGGTCAAGCTTGTTCTGCTGCTTCATGGATTGCACTTGCTGCTGACCATGTAGAAATGTCTCCAACTGCTCAAATGATGATCCATAGAGCTTCTACAATCTCAATGGGTAATAGCGATGACTTATCTAGTGCATTGAATGCTTTAGATTCACTAGATAAATCATTTGTTGATCTGTATAGTCAACGCACGGGCTTAGACAAGCAAGAAGTTTACAGATTAATGTGCAATACAACTTGGATGAATGCTAAACAGGCCGTAGATAAAGGCTTTGCGGACGAGATTATGTTTCAAGATCAAGAACAGCCTGCATTAGTAAATGCAGATGGTTCTCTATCAGTAAAGCCAGATATGATCAATAAAATTAAGAATTTACTTCGTAATCAATCGACCCAGAATGTCGTTAAACCTCTACCAAAAGAAGATAAAAAGAATAATGGTCAACTTCAAAAGAAGCTGGCTATTTTATTTGGAAAGGAAAATTAAGATTAATGAATATCAATCAATTAAAAGACGCGTTTGATATGGCAGGTCAAAAGGTACAAGATTTAGAAGATAAGCGCGCACAATTTGCCGTTGATTTAGGTAAGGATGAAAACTCTCACACTGTGGATGACATCAATAAGTTAAATGCTAGTTTAAAGAATGCTAAGGTGGCACAAGAATTAGCTAAATCAGCTTATGAAGATGCTAGAGCTAATTTGAATGCTGAACCAATCAATAAGAAACCATTGCCAGTAAAGCAAGATGGTAAAGCTGATATTAAGGCAATTAAGAACCAATTTGTTTCTGACTTTAAGAACTTAGTAACATCTGGTACTACTGGCACCGGTAACGCTGGTTTGACTATTCCTGAAGATATTCAGTTGCAAATTAGAACCTTAACTCGTTCATTTGTATCTCTTGAAAGCTTAGTCAATGTTGAAAATGTTTCTACTTCTCATGGTTCAAGAGTTTACGAAAAATTGAACGATATTACGCCATTGAAAGATTTAGATGACGAAACAGCAATTATTGGCAATAATGACGACCCAGAATTAACAGTAATTAAGTACTTAATTCACCGTTACGCTGGAATTACCACTGTAACTAATACCTTATTAAAGGATACTGTAGACAACATCATTCAATGGTTAGTTAACTGGGTAGCTAGAAAAGATGTTATTACTCGTAATGCTAAGATTCTCGAAGTCATGGGCAAAGCTCCTAAGAAGCCAACTATTTCTAAGTTTGATGATATTAAGGACTTAGAAAACAACACTCTTGACCCAGCAATTGAAGCAAGCTCAAGTTTTATCACTAACCAATCTGGATATAACATTTTAAGTAAATTAAAGGATGCAGAAGGTCGCTACTTAATGCAACCAGATGTAACTAATCCAGATAAGTACATGATTGATGGTAAAACTGTAGTTCGCATTGCTGATAAGTGGTTGCCAGATGTTTCAGGTTCACACCCTCTATACTTCGGAGACTTAAAGCAAGGCATTACTTTATTTGACCGTCAACAAATGCAAATTGACACTACTAATACTGGTGCTGGTTCATTTGAAAGCGACAGTACTAAACTTCGTTTCATTGACCGATTCGATGTTGAATTAATTGATGATGGTGCTTTTGCAGCTGCTTCATTTAAGACTGTCGCAGATCAAGCTAAGGGAACTGCTGATACTGGAAAATAGTTAGAGGTGATTCTTAATGACCGCTTATCTTAAGATCACTGATGGCCTTAAGAGGTCATTAGGATATCTTGATGAAGACGATTCTTTAGACGATGGGTTAAAGAAACGTATGACTAGTGCTTTAATTGCAGCTGAAAGCTATGTTCAGGGTGCAATCGGCACTGATTTAGATGATTTCTATACTTCTGAAGAGAATAAGCCACTGTATACTTTAGTATGCAATGCTTTAGCTGCTTCTTACATTCAGAACCCAGTAAGTATTACTTCTGGTGCTGTAGTTAATGTTGACGTAGTGACAAATGCTATTATTGGTCAGTTAAGAGGAAGATATGCTAAGGAATTGGAGGATCAAGATGGTCAGAATATTAAATCCAAGTCGCCAGACTCAGAGAATTGAGTTTGGCAAGGAATCTGATGAACCAGAGTATGACCAAAACGATAACCCAATGCCGTCAATAACTGTTCTGTGGACGACTTTAGCAATTCCTTATACTTTGAACACAACCCAAATTATTCAAGCTCAGGGACTTAATTTAGCCGATCAACGAATGTATGCTGTAAGACATCGTCTTGATAGTTTCTGGGATCAAATTTCAAGAGCTAGAATTAACAGAGAAGAGTATGAAGTCATTCATATAAATCCAGATGAAAAGAACTCTCCCACAAGCTATGATTTAGTAACTGTTAAAAAGGTAATTAATCATGGCTAATGATATGGAAGAGTTTTTAGATAATTGGGTTGATTCAGTTGAAAAGAGTATGAAATTATCAGCAGAAGATAAGGCTAAGATTACTGGTGCAGGTGCTGAGGCGTTTAGTCGGGTATTGCATGACCGCACGCCACGAAGTAATGAAGTCTATCGAAGAGGGCGCTCTGCTGGTCATGCTAATGCTAAGCATGGCAATTCGCACCGCAAGACTAAGCACTTGCAAGATAGCATTACTTATAAGGCTGGTTATACTGCTGATAAAACTCACACTGGCGATACAGATGTTGGTTTTGAAGAGCATTACTATGACTTCTTAGCTAAAATTGTTAATAATGGTCAGCACCATATGTCTGAAAAAAGGTATGCTAATATGCATTTTTACGACAAGGCACAACAAGAAGCAAAGAAGTTAGTTAAGGACGCTGAAATAAAAGCATTTAAGGAAGTGATGAACCATGACAGCGATAAATGACGCCTATCAAGCAATTTTTAAGAAAGTGCCCGGAGTAGACCGCTACTATAAGAAGCGAATAACAGGGAAAATTGATAATACTAAAACTGATTTGCTGATTACTCCAGTTATTGGAAGTTATGCCGGTTATGGTTCAAATGTTCCCACTGTAGAAGTTCAAGAAATAGAAATTCAAGTTTTTATTGGTATAGAAAATAAAACAGCTAATTTAGACACAATCAAGAATGCGATTGTGTCTTTTTTAGTGCCTGAATGGCAAGTGAGCTATGGACCTGATGAAGGAACTGATCCTGAAACAGATGAAACTATGCTTACTTTCCATTTCACACGCAATTATGAAAGGAAGTTAAATTAATGGAATTAAACGGTTTTGCAAGAGCATTAATTGCTCCTGAAGACGATAACGCAAAATTAAAGAGCGTTGATGAGTTTAAGAAGTATGGTCGCTATAAAGACCAAGGTGTTTTTCAAGCAGATTTACAAACTGCTAAAGGTACTACTCAAAGCAATATCACTGGATTAAATCCAACTATTCAAAAAGTTTATGGATCAAACACGATTGCTGAAAGTGAAGTTGGTATTGAAAATATTTCTGCAACCTTAGCAGTAAATGATATGCCTTTCGATATTGGCTCATTAATGAACGGTATGTATAGGGATGAAACTAACGGTGGTTATAAGCGTGCAGACAAGCGTTTGTTTAAGGGTGCATATATTGCAATCTCTGAGAACCATGGGTTCCCAGTTTACTTTGCTTTCCCTTACTGCACATTCACACCTGGTACTGGTGTAAACATGCAAACTGATGCAGCTTCTCCAGTAACTGTTCACGATACATTTACTGTCACTCCACAAGCACGTCCAACTGACAATTTGCTTTATCAAATTTTTGTTGGAGATCCAAATCGTGATCCAGCTTGGAAGAATGAAGAAACAATGTTGGCATATATTATTGACGGTTTTAAACAAACTCAATCACAACCTGCATCAACTCCATCAGCTGATAAGTAGTATAAATAGCAGGGTGGGAGGGGTAGGAACAAATAAAGCAGGTTCGAATCCTGCTTTTTTTATATGAAAGGAATTTTTAGATGACACAAATAACTGTTGAAGCAAAAGAATTGGGACTTAAACCAATCGAAGTTGACCATAGTTTTGGCATGAAAAGAAAGGCTGGTCAACTTAATAAGGACATTTCTCAAATTCAATTAGACGCACAAAGATCTTTCTCTAGTGCTGTTAGAGATATGAATGTTTTACAGAAGCTTGATAAATCTAAGTCAGAAGATGAACGTACATTGGAGCGCTTAGAGGATAAATATGGGACTGGCTTTGGTTCAACTGATCCAGATTATTGGGACATGAGAATTGAATCAGTTGCTTTAGCAATTAGCCCACAAGTGAACCAAGTTACTTTAACTTCTGAAACCGAATTAAAGATTACTGAAAAATATTTAGCTTTTATCGAAGATTTAGCAGGCATTAATACCAAAGCAAGAAAAAAGAAGTTTGAAGACAAAGATTTGAGTACTGATGCTATTGCAGAAGTGGCTAAGCGTTTAACATTTGCAATTCTTGATATTAAAGAAGACGCGGAGGCTTCTGAATCAGATAAGAAAAGCCACACCGTGGGAGATAAATAAATTCTGGTCGGAATTTGTCGAAGACATTGATTATACGGAACAAGATGCAATTGTTAACGGTCATGTATCACCACATGAAATAGAGGCATTTGATACAGACCGTTGGGCACAGATTATGGAAGCCCAAAGTCGTAAGGACCGCCCTGTAGATGCGAGCGAATGGGCTTTGGGTCAATTAGCACAAGGTAAAACTAGAAAGGAGGTAAATAATGGCAGGTAAAATTCCAGTTGGAACTTTTAATACCCGTATTTCTTTAGACGGTGAACAACCAATTCAAACGCTTAAGTCTTTAAAGAATGAAGTCTCGTCTGCTACTAGTGCATGGAAGGCGCAAGTTGCAGAACTGAAAACAGCAGGAGATCAACTAGGCGCTGCTAAAGCTAAATATGAAGGATTAGGCGACACTTTAAAGAAACAACAATCTTTATTAGAACGGAATAAATCTGAATTAAATAGCTTAAAAGAAGCGCAAGCTAAAGTTGATACATCTACAGAAAAAGGGCGTAATGAATACGAACGATATTCTAAAGAAATTGCTACTGCTGAACGTAATGTGGCGAACGCCACTACTAGAATTGCTAAATTAAGTCAGCAACAAGAAAAAGCTCGTAACTCACTTGATTACTACAAGTCAGGATTAGCAAGTGCACAAAGCGAACTTAGAAAAATTACCGAGTCAAGTAATGCTTATGTTGGAAGACTTGAAGCAGAAGGCAAGCACGAAGAAGCAAATAAGGCTAAATTATCAGGCTTATCGCGTGAATACGACAAACTAAATCAAGTTTATAAGATCCAAGCTAATGAATTATCTAAGATTGCTTCGGAGGCTGGTAAATCTAGTGAAGCATATAGACGTCAGAAAGTACGTGTAGATGAAACGGCCACAAGCTTAGCTAAAACTAAATCTGAAATGTCTGGCTTATCTTCAGAGATGAAGAAGGCTAATCCATCAATTTTTGATCGATTTAAATCTAAAATTACTGGAGTCAATGGAAAAGCTAAACAGACGCATTCTTTGTTTAAAAAGATTTTTAGTGCAAACCTTTTAAGTAATGCTGTTTCTTCAGGTTTTAGTTCATTAACTTCTGGACTAAAATCAACTATTACATCAGGGATGCAGCTTGATGGTGTAATTGGTAAAGTTCGAGCACAGTGGGCTGGATTAGGTAAAAATAAAAATGATACTCAGATCTTAGTAGATCAAATGGGCTATTTGAAGTCTAATACTGCAATGACTGGGGACGAAGTTCATCAGCTACAGTTAAATATGAATCGTTTAACTAATGGTAATTTGTCGCATACTTTAGCTTTGTCTAAAAGTATTGCAACCATTGGGGATGCGACTAAGATGACTTCCGGCGAAATGGTAGGCTTATCAAGTGCCATGGCTAGGGCATTAAGTGGCTCTAAAGTTTCAGCAATGCAATGGCAAAGAATGAGTAAGCAAGCGCCGGGATTAGGTGCGGCTTTGTCTAAAGCAGCTGGAATGTCAGAAGAAGCATTTGGTAAGATGGTTGCTTCTGGCAAAATGTCAACTAAACAATTTGAAGAGTTAGTTGAAAAAGCTGGTCAAGATGGTGGTAAGGCTTTTGAAGCTTTTAGAAAAACCCAAGGCGGAGCTGCAAAATCAATGCAGGACTCTTGGAATTCATTAAAAGCTAAAATGGCCCAACCATTATTTGATGCGAAGACATCAGGAATGCAACAGTTAGCTGACTTAATGCAGTCAAAGCCAGTACAAGATGGTGCTGAAATGCTTGGTGTAGCAATTCAAAAAGTTGCTAAACTTGGAATGCAAGCATTAGGCTACATTGCCAAGCATAAAGGCGATATTGTAGGTATTGGGTCTGATCTTATGTCCATTACCAAAGATATTGCAATAGATACTTGGAAGACTCTTTCTAAAATAATTGTTGATATTGCTGAAGCATTTGGTTTAACTAGTAAGAATGCTTTAAAGTCTAAAGACCCTCTGAAACAATTAAGAGTGGTATTAGATAATTTAGCTAAAAATAAAGAAGCGATTCAATGGATTTCTAAGGCAATTATTGCTATTGCAGCAATTAAAACATTCAAACCTGTTGTTAGTGGAATTTCAGCGATAGCAAAAGGAAGCTATGGAGCTTATAAAGGAGTTAAAGCTCTTCATGCAGGCTTTAAGGGCTTAGATACAATTAAGGAACTAAAAGGACCAGAAAGAGTACTTGCCAAGATAGGCTCGGGAGCTAAAACAGCATTTTCTAAAATTAGCTCTGGGTTTAAAAGGATTGCAAGTGTTGCAAAATCCACAGCTTCAAAGATGTGGTCCTTGTTCAAAGATGTTTTCGCCAAGATAGGCTCAGGCGCTAAAAACGCACTATCTGGTAAATCTTTTGGCGGTGCATTTCAATCTTTAAAATCTGCTAGTGGATTTGGTGGCTTGTCAACAGCTGGTAAAGTTGCTACTGGTGTAGCAGGTGTAGGTGTTGCTTTAGATGCTGGTTCATCTATCCTATCTGCATTCAAAGATAAGAAAGGATCATTGAAGCAGTACCAAGATGCAGGAAAAGGAGTAGGTTCTGCAATTGGTGGCGGTATTGGTCTTTTCTTTGGTGGTCCTGCTGGTGCAGCAATCGGTTCACAAATTGGTAAGATTGCCGGCGGTTGGGGTGGTAAAGCAACCAAAGAATTTTTGAATGGTTGGAAATCTAAAAAGCCGCCTAAAAATTTCTGGTCGCTTGAAAACTTAGGCTGGTCTACTAAAGATGCTTTCGGCAAGATGAGCAAGGGCATTGATTCTTGGTGGAAAGGCATTAAAAAGTCTAACCAAAAATCTCAAAAAGAATGGCAAAAAATTGATAAGCTTAGAGAACAAAACCGAAAGAAACAGCAAAAAGCTTGGAATGATTACTGGAAAAAAGTTGGTAAAGGCTTTGAAAAATTTGGTAAAGATTCTAAGAAAAACTTAGATAAAACAGTTAAAAACTCACAGAACTTTATAAAGAAACTTGGACCCAACATTAAGAAGGGGTACGATACTTTTCTGAAAAATGGTCACAACTTCTTTAAGAAGTTTTACAAGAATTTTGGCGATACCTTTAAGAAGTTATCTAAGAACAAGTACGTTAAAGCTTTTCAAAATGGTAAGTTATTCCAAACCGCTTATAAAGATATTCAAAAGAAGACTAAGAAATGGACTAAAGATTTTGGTAAATCTTGGAATAATCATTGGAAAAATACTCAAAAAGCTGTTTCCAAATGGTCTAAGAACACCAAGAAAAATTATGATAAAGGGACTAAGTCTTTACAAAAAAGCTTTAAATCTTGGTCTAAGAATGCAAAAAAGACATGGGATTCTCATTGGAATAATCTTCATAAGTCAGTGGGAGATTTTTGGACAAACTCCAGAAAAATAGCTAGTGAAGGCACGAAAAAACTTTTAGGACAAGATAAAAATTATAGTGATAAATCAGGCAAAGAGTGGTTGAAACATCATAGTTATGTAACTGATATTTCTAATGATTTCCAAAAGAACTTAAAGAAGAGCCATGGAAATATGTTAGATGCTTTAAAACAGACTACTGGAGATCAATTGCATAAAATAGCCCATAATTTTGCTGATAAATGGGATTCAATTAAGCGTGATACAGCTAAAAAATGGTCAGATATGAAGTCAAACGCTTCAAAGTGGGGAAGTAATATGCATTCCTGGTTTGATGGCTTTAATAGAAAATGGCGAACAGGCTGGTCTAACTTAGGCAAAGGTATTCAGAATATTTTTTCTGACATGTGGAAGTCAATGCAAAAGCTTGGTAAGAATGCCATGAATGGGTTAATTGACATTGTTAATGGCGGTATTGGTGCCGTTAACGATGTAATCTTCTTCTTCGGTGGCGGTCATTCTACTGTCAAAAAGCTCCCCCACTTTGCTACTGGTACTGGATATTTTAGTTCTCAAAGACGTGCGATTACTGAACCAACATTAGCAATGGTTAATGATGGCAATGATTCACCAGAAACTGGCAATAAGGAAGCTCTTTACCGTCCAGCAACTGGAGAATTTGGTATTTTCCAAGGTCGAAATACTACTACAATGCTTATGCCTGGTGATGAAATTCTTAATGCAACTGATACTAAGAACTTAATGAATGCTATGGGGATTGCTCGCTTTGCAAATGGTGGTATTGGTAGTTTCTTTAGCAATATTGGCAAGAACGTAGGTAACTTCTTCGGTGGCATTGGTAATTGGGCTAAGAATACCATGGAAGGTATGAAGAAATTCTTCGAGAAAGCTAAAGAAATAATCTCGCATCCACAGAAAGCTTTAGATGGTATTTTTAAATGGACTGGCGTTAAGGGATTATCTCGTGGAGCTTTCCACACCATGATTACCAAAGGATTTGATAAAGGTAAGAAACAAGTAAGTGCCTTTTGGAAAACTCTTTGGAATATGGTATCTAGTTCTCTTGATGGTGAAGCAGAAGGAGGATTACTAGGTGCTGTTGAAAAATATGGTAAAGATAAACCATATGTATGGGGTGCCGAAGGACCAGATTCATTCGACTGTTCAGGATTAGTTAAGTATGCTTTAGAGAAAGCATTCGGTAAAAGCTTTCCTCATTATTCTGGAGATCAGTATTCAGCTTCACGTGCAGTTAAAGATCCACAAATCGGAGATTTAGTATTCTTTGGACCTGGAGGTCGTAACCACGTTGGTGTTTATGCCGGTGGTGGAAAGATTTGGTCGGCAATGAATCCAAGCTCTGGTATAGGTATGGCAAAGATATCAGACTTCCAGGAAGGAGCAGTAAGCTATCGCCGTATTCCTGGTTTAAAGAATGAGAGTGGAGATGGAGACGTCAAAGCAAACTCTGGTTTAGAGAAATTTATTAAAGGGTTGAAACCACTGAAAGGATTCTTTAGTTTCATTAGCAAGATTGGTGATTTGTTTGGTCTTGGTGGCGATGAGAAAGATCCGAATGGTACAGGGGCTGATCGTTGGGGCGAAGACATTAAAAAGGCTGCTGAAACAATGCATACCTCAGTTACTCCAACAGAAATCAGAAAGATTATTTCAATGATTGCTGGTGAATCCGGTGGTAATCCTAGCGCTGTACAGCCAGGAGCTGATCCAGATGGTGACGGTTCTGGTCCAGCTCGTGGATTATTGCAATATAAGATAAGAACTTTTAATGCATATAAAGTTAGAGGCCATGGAAATATTTATCATGGCTGGGATCAATTGCTTGCTTTATTCAATGATTCTAATTGGCGCAATGATATTCACTTTGGAGCAGGCTGGGGTCCTACAGGCCATGCAAGATATGCAAATGGTGGAATTGCTAACCAGCCTTCTATCTTTGGTGAAGCTGGACCAGAAATGGCTATTCCATTATCAGCAGTTAAATCTAGTCGTTCTTACGAATTGCTTGGCAAGACTGCTGCGATTGTTGCCGCCAGAGATAACATTCAACCCATTAATACTAATACTGATGGCTTAGGAGAAAAGCTAGATAAGGTTATCTATTTACTAACTGCTATTCTCACATCACCATCAACCGTTGAAACTAGCATAAATGTAGATAAACAAGCTTTAGGTAATTCGATTACTGAAGTTGTAAATGCAAGAATGCGATTGAATTCAATTAATAGAAAGAAGGGTATAAGTGTCATTAGGTAGATTAATTTATCATGGAACAGGTTCTGATTACTATGGTGCTATGGTAGTTTATCCATTAGTTCAAGCTACTACTAAAAGAAATGTTTCACTCACGTCAGTTGTGGGAGTAAATGGTTCATATATCAATGATAATTTGAACTATACAGACATAACTCAACAAATTACTTTTGTTGTTCAACGCCCGACTTTCTATAAAGATTGGTTTACTTGGGGCATGGACTTTGGCGATTGGTTGACTTACAAAGATAAATTTGTAAAGTATGAGCCATTTTACTTTGAACCGTTTAAAGGCTGGCACTGGGAAGCTTTTGTAAGTGAAAGCCCTGTTGTTACTCCAACTAATGAAACTTGGGCTAACGTTACTATGAGCTTAGCATGCAAACCTTTCTTAATTAATGATGAAGCTATTAAGTATCAAGCTGTACCAAGTAATCCGGTTTATAATCCTACTAAATGGAATTCACTCCCTATTTTTCATATCGTAGGTAATGGAGACTTTACTTTGACGATTAATGGTTTGGCTTATCAATTTAAAGATACAGATAATGAATTATTTATAGATAGTGAGAAATGTTTGGTTTACAAATCAATGACAGAATTGCGAACTAGTAGAGCAATCTTACCGAATCATGAGTACCCTGAATTAATACCCGGTAAAAATAGTATTTCACTATCAGGTAATTATTCTAAGTTTGAATATCAACCGAGATGGAGGCGAGCAATTGTATGATTCCTCGACTTTATGAAACATATATTTCTGACTTTAATACTGAAGGTCTGGGATCACTTAAGGATTTACTTACTATTTCAATTACTAAAAATAGAAATCAGATACCTACTTTAGCAATGACTTATCCGATTAATGCATCTTTAAGCAAAGACATAACTGAGGGCATGGTAATTGTGGCTGATATGGGACTAGAAGATGATGAAAGAAATCAACAATTTAGAATTGTAGACGTATCTAAGAGTATGACTTCAATTTCAATTACTGCTAATCATGTCTGGTCTGATTTATCGAATATTCCTCTCAAAAAGGATATCAGTGAAGCACATGCTGGGCCGAATAGAGCATTTGATTTAATTAGCGATGCTTTGGCATGGCCTGTTTCAGGGTTAGGTTTTGCTAGTGATATTCCTACCGTTGCAAACTTAGGCTGGAACTTTAAAGAGCTAGGTAATGCTAATGCAGCTATTTTTGGGGCTGACCAAGCTGGGGATCAAACCACTAACACAATGGAAGCTTTATATAATGGAGAGTTCAGGTTTAACAACTATTATCTGACAATGCTGAAACATGCAGGTAAAGATAAGGGAGTAGTGATTAAGTATGGTCGTAATATGCAGTCAATCACTAGGGATGAAACAATTAGTGACACTTACAATGCAATCATGCCCTATGTTACCTATTCTCCTGAAGAACAACCACAGCCAGACGGAGAACCATTTGATGGAAAAGCCACAGTTCAATATTTGGCTAACGGTACAATTAACCTTTTTAGTACCCCATATAAAGGACACACCCCTGTAAACAGTATCAGGAATGGCGAATACTTAAAGTTTGTTGCGAAGACTGATAAGCAAACGCTCAATAATGATATCTGGTATAAGACTGATACAGGTGGTTGGGTTGAAGCCAGTTTGATTACATTTGACAAGTCAGGTAACTATGTAGTTAATAAGATCACTGCTCAGGGAACTCTTGAAGTGGGTGATGATATTCAAGGCATAATTGTTAAGAATGACGGTGTTGGTACGGTTTCATACGCAGGTCCTGGTCAAGTGCCACTTTATACTTCACCTTTTGGAGGTCATAAGAGCGGACAATACTTGAATAATGGCTCTAGCTATAAGATTTATTGGAAGGCTAAAGATATCGATGGAACTGTTTGGTACAATTTAGGCAATCGAGATACGCAATGGATTTCATCTCAATATTTTGTCTTATCAAAGACTGGGGACTATGCAACGCAAAAAGCCTATGGCCGTTTAAGCATTAACGGTAATGTAACAGTGATGTCGGGTCCTGGTGGGACAGGAAACGTAATTAGCTGGAATAATAAAGGTCAATATCCGATTTATGATATTTCAACTGACTCTGAAGGCACTAAGTGGTATCACATTGGTCAGCAGAATGGCCATCAGCTTTGGGTTAAATCCGGCGATAATGTTAGCTTTAAAGAACCTGGAACAGTTGAATATAAAGAAGATGATGCAGAAAAAGCTAATATTCAGCAAACTGCACAAGTTCCTGTATATAGTGATCCAAGTGGTATAAGTCCAACCGGAAAATACTATAGCTTAGGTAGTTTACTAAGAATTACAGCGCAGTCAACTAGTCAAGGTAAAACCTTTTATGAAGTTGGAACTAATCAATGGATTAATTCAGATTTCTTCAGTTTCGCTCATGCCACAGATGTAGCACCAGGTGAAGATGATTCGGATGCCGAGCCTGAGGTATCAGAACAAACTTTAGAATTAGACGAAACAGTGCTAGTTTCTGAATATGCACGGATAACTAACGCACCTTTGAGAGTGCAAGCAGTAGATTTATCTTCTTATGGAATTGGTAATGATAAGAACAAGTTGCTAGCAGTTGCTAAAGCTTATATGAAAGAATACAGGATCGGTTACCCAAATATTTCGCTTACTGTTTCATATGAGCAAATGCAAGGCGAGTATCAAAAATTAACTCAAGTTGACTTATATGATTATGTGAGTGTGTTATTCGATGAGGTAGGAATTTTTGAAAAAGCTCAATGCACTTCCATAACTTGGGATCCAGTTAGAGAAATTGCTACCAGCATTACAATAGGTCAGTTGCCTATTAGTTATGACCATGCTTTAAATAATTTTGTAACTAATATGGTTGCAAAAAATACAACTATGGCTACTAAACGCGCAACTCACTTGTTTGGGGAATTAAAGCAAGTTATGGAAGAAAATGATCAAGATCAAAAGGCTGGATTGCTTAAATTAACTAGGCAGCTTGGTATTGACGATCAAGCTTGGAGAGATAGCTATGACCGATTACAAAGTATGATTACTTCCATAAATACGACTGTACAAGACGTACACAACTGGATTGCCAGTGGTGGCGGGGGAGAAATTACCGCTTATCCTAACTGGCAAAAGCCAACTGAATTAAGAGCTTTAAGTAATGGTGGCGGATATCTCCGTTTTAATGCTGAAGGCTTAGAATACGTTGGACGCGATGGAGTTGCTAGAAGTGCCATAGACAGTCAAGGTCGGCTAATTGCTGAAAGAATTACTGGTGGTACGATCACAGGTGTTAAGCTTGAAGGTATCACAGTAGATGGGGATTCTTACATTCATTCAATTGGTGGCGATGGAAAAGTTGCAGTTATGTCGGGTGACCATGGCTTTTCTTACACAGCACCTGGCAAAGAAAAAGTTGCTCTTGATTGGGATCAAAACTGGGGAGTACTAAAAATTGGTAGTCAGTACCTGTATGCTTCCGATATAGCTTGGATTCGTCAGCAACGTGGTGGCCGAATCCATTAGACACGAGGTGAAATAAATGAATAATGATGCTGTTTTAACAAAAGCTCTAAACGAAATTGCACGTTTAGAGCTTTTAAATTTCAGAAAAGATGTTGTGATTGAGGAACTGCAACATGAAATTAGAATGCGAGATCAGTTGAAAGGAGGCGAACAGAATGCTCCAAGCAGTAACGCTAAGCACGAACAAGCAGACAACCAATCTAAGTCGCGTGGAGGTAAGAGATAGTGATAAAGGAGAAATCCTAGAATCATTTATTCTTAATCCTGACGGAACACCATATGATTTAACAAATAAATCTCTGGTTTTTAATGAAAATAAAGATGGCGATAAATTTGTATCAGACTCTAATGTAACAATTGTAGATGCAAGAATTGGACACATTACTTATCAAGTGCATGATCAGGTTCATTCAGCTAGAGGTACAGCCTGGTTTGATATCATTGATAAAGCAAGTGGTGCTAAATTTGATTCGACTGCTGACTTCTACATTGAAGTGAGAGATGGATTAAAGTGTACGGTTTATAACACTACTTATATTTCTGATCTTGAAAAATTAAAGCAACAAATGGAAGCTTTAATTAGGCAAGCTGATGGTGAACTTAAAGCTGAATTGCAGAGAGCAGAACAGCAATTAAATCAAGAGTTGCAGAACTTTCGTAATCAGTACAATGCTTTGAGTGCTGATTTTCAGAATCAATTTAGGAATGCACAGAATGCACGGCAACAAGACTACAACAATCAGAAAAACGCCATTAATCAGGATTGGTCGAACAACAAGAACCAGATCTGGGGTCAATGGAATACTGATAAATCTAACATTGACAAGCAAGCTAAAGATACCATTCAAGCAATTAAAGACAATGCTAAGCAAGTGCTTGATAAAGACCAAGCAGACTGGAATGCAAAACAGCATTCTTGGGATGATACGTTCAGCCGAATTGTTAAAGAATGGCAAGTTAAAACCAACAGCTTAAACAGTACTGTTCAGGATTTAACAACTAAATTTGGTAATATTATCAATGAAGTGACTGACTTGATGAATAACAAATTGCCAGATATGAATGCTAAAACTGACGCTGTTCAAAAGAAGGTTGACCAATTAAGAACAAGTCTTGGTCAGATTGATTGGACTACTTTTTCCAGAAGAACAGACAACAGTGGTGGTGTAAACTTGCTTCCTAATACAGCTACTTTGAAGGATTTTAGTACAGGACATTATGGCGACAGTGATGCGCACAATGGAATATCTATAGATCCTAAAAGTCAGTGGTCCTCTGACACAAATATTAATTTAGTTAAAACAAAAATAGCTCATGTATGGGGCGATAAAGTTAAAAATGCTCCACTTGTTATTCCGGGTGGCGTGTATTTACCGGCAGGGACATACACATTAAGTTTTCTAGCTCGAACAAATGGTATAGATGATTCCCCAATATTCCATTTTGGATTATATAGTGATTGGACTAATAATCATGGTGGAGCTCCGCTTGCTACATCTGACGCTGTAAACAATAAATGGGGAAGACATCAGATAACTTTTAGCATTCCAGAAAGCTACTATCATACTACATTGCGGATACAGCAGAATGATGATGCCGCTATTCCGGGAGGTTCTATTTATTTTGCTAATTTAAAGCTTGAATCAGGCTCAATCGCTACTGATTGGTGCCCAAGCTATCTTGACTTTGATAGGCTAGATGGTCGTCATGATATGGTAGATTCTCCTGATTTCAATACTTTAACAAGTACAGGAATATACTTTATTACACAGCCCGATCATGGCCGTAATTATCCTGTTGCAAATGGGGGTATCTTAAAAGTCGATAATGCTCATGATTCACGTATTGAACAGACCTATTATGAAGATACAAATGACGCACGAATCTGGCATCGTCAATACGTGGAGAGTACATGGAAGCCGTGGAAACAAATACCGAATAGCGATGAAGTATTGCCTGTATCTGGCGGTAGTATGCAGAAGGGAAGCTGGATTAATTGGGATGCACAAAGTCCTTATAATGCTCATGAGGGCAATATTGGTGGAATTCAATGGAATGGCGCTTCTGATAGTATTAAAATTTTTGGAGATAACAACGCCAGCGACAATCTAGATCTAGCTATTCAATTAGGTGATGATGATTCTAATCACATTTCTTTTAGAAGAGCAGATGGCGACGAAGTAGCTGCAATTAATATGGATGGATACTATACCGGATCAGTAGGTTGGAATAATATTAGAAGTAAGCCTGATGTAGCGCAAAAAAGCGATCTAAATGTGAATGTTATTAGAGACTATAATATTGAAACCGATCAGCCAGGTCCTACGACAGTAGAACAGGCTGGAAAGCCTGTGCTAGTAGATCAAGCAACATTAGCTACTTTTGCCAGAGCTTATCGAGACGTTAGAAATCATACCGATTATCGCTATCCAACAGATCAGGCATGGAATACAGCCATAAATCTAAATAGTGATCCCTGTCTTGACACAGGAATTTATAAGATAGGTAATTGTGCTACTATAAATGGCCCATGGCCTGATACTACAAGACGATGGTACTATTTAACTGTGATTAAATATGATGACAACACCATTTACCAGACTGTTGACCAAGGACCTGAACGTTTTGTAAGAACTGTTTCTAAGACCACTAATTCTTATCCGCAATGGGATCAATTCGCTACGATGAATAGAGTTACGGATCTATCTGATAGATTGCAAAGCTTTACCATGCAACAAACTATGTTCCAACACCGCGTTGACTATGAGAGTCCATCAGGAACTATTAGTAATCAAACTGTAGACTTCAATGCTTATAAAGAGACAGGAATTTTAAAGGTTATTAATTGCTACATTAACAATGGCCCGTATAAGATTGGTGTTAATGTAGTATCTGATTATCGTCATACCGTGTTCCTTAAGATAACTAATCTTGATGGTCAAACTCAATATCAAACTGTGTATGAGGGAGACAACCTTTATGGTCGTAAGCTTTATAATGGCTCTGGTCAATGGCATAAATACACTAATACACCAATTTAATAATTATTAATCCTTAACCAAATGGTTAGGGATTTTTTTATGGAGGAATTTAATAATGACAGAAGAAACTTCAAATGTACAAAACGTAACAGAAAATGTTCAACCAGTTGCTGCACCAGCAACTAATACAGAAAAAACACATGCTGTAACAATGAAGACCTATTATTGGTCAACTGATGATGTGCCCTTTAGAGTAATGACATCAAATGATGAAATTACTGCTAATCAATATCCTTTAGTAGTAACTGCACCTGATCCAAACTTGAAGTCTCCAAAATATGATTGGATGAAAGGCGAATGGTACGACGTCAGCGAAGAATCTTACGGACAACGTTTGACAGCAGTTACCGAAAGCTTGAAGACCCTTGAAGGAAGTATTACTAGCTTGCAAGAAGCTCACAAAGACACTCTGCAAAGTGCGAAAGCCAGCGATAAGGTTATGGATCAACTTCAAGCCTCCGTTCAACAAACTAACAGAATGGTGGCTAACTTAAGTGCAATGATGGTTGCCTTGGGTAAAAGATCTCAATCCAACAATAATTAATTATCAAATAGGAGGACTTTAAAATGGATTTACAAGCGATGATCGCAGAAGTTCAAAGAGAACTAATTGAATCATGGAAGAATCAATATAACTGGGGATGGTTCGGTAAAAAAGAAGAAGCCAACTTAACTTTTCGAAGCTATGTTCAACAAGGCATTCTTAGCAAAGAAGGATATAAAGAAATCACAGGTGAGGACTATGACCAAGCTGAAACGGTACTTAGTCAACCTCAAGCTTAATGACCTTCAGGTAATTATTGCAATAACTATGATCGCTATTGGCGGCTCACTTTGGTACGATCGTCATTATTTCTTTTGGCCGCCTAATTTGCAAAGCGCGCTCAATGACTGGCGAATAGATATTTTTATTTTGCTAGTTGGCATAGTGCTATTTTTTGCTATTGCATTTAGACCTGACGATACCTTATTAATTAGTACTCTTTTAGTAGTATGTGGAGGTATTGTATTAGGCTTGGCATTCTTGCAATTAGGACACATTATCTTTACATCTGAATTCAGAATGGGACACACCGTCATTGGCGATGTAGTCCTTTTTTTATTGATCTTACATGTAGCTCATGACCGCTAGGAGGTGTTTCGCTTGCATATAGATTTAATTATCGGTGCACTAGGTACATTTCTTGGCGTATTGATAACTGCTTACAACGCATATCACAAAAACAAGCGAGATACTTTCCAGGAAATTGTTACAGAGTTAAAGAGTGAACGTGACGATTACAAGAAACAGGTTAAGCATCTACAAGAAGAGAATGAAAAATTGAGAGAGGAATTACGAAAATGAGATTAGATATTAATTTAATTTGGGCAATTGTAGTTTTATTAGTAGCTGGAATGGCTACTGCTTACAGCATGAATAAGCAGAAATTGGAAAAATTAAAGCTCACTCACCCTAAGCTTGCGACAGTTTTAGAAACAGCAGGCGAGTTAGCTTTAAAGGCAACTACTTATCAAGCATCCCTTGACGATAAAGCAGGCTCAAAGAAGCTAACTGACGCGACAGATGAAGTCTATAATCAATTAGCAAAGCTTTATCCAAACGTACCAATTAGTCGCGATACAGTACGCAATTATGTGCAGCATATGTATGACAGCAAAGTAAAAAACGCTGGTCAAACTAATGTTGTTACAAAAATTGATGGCAATAAAATAGCTGACCAAACTAGTATAGCTATGATCAATGGACATATTGATGCTAGTAAATTAGAAACTAAATAACTATGTGCACCTATAATCAATATATTTTTAATTCATTCAGGAAAGGAAACTATAAACATGGCAAGAGAAATATTTGTCGACTTATCAAGCTTTCAAAAAGATCTAACAGTAGACGACTACAAGAAGTTAGGGGTCAAGAAAGCAATTGTAAAGATTAGCGAAAGCACTAACTACGTAAACCCTTATATTCATGATTTAGTTGATAAATCAGCAGCAGGTGGCGTTAACGGTTTTGCATTCTATCACTTTGGGCGTTTTACTAATGATGCGCAAGCTTCTAGTGAAGCTAAGCACTTTATTGATAGTGCAAAGAACCAAGTTAATGTAAAGCCTAATACTTTGATGATTCTTGATGCCGAAATTAAAGGAATGCCAACAAGTTCGGTAATTGTATTTTTAAAGGCATTAAGAGACGCTGGTTTTAAAACTGGTTTCTACACTTATAAGTACTTGTTGCCAAGTTTTGACCTTGAAGCGATTAAGCCTTATATGGATTGGTTCTGGTTAGCAGCATACGTTAAAGCTAATGGGGCACCAGACGACAAGAACCCAGACTTCAAGTACTTTCCATCTGCTAAATATGTAGACGCATGGCAATACACAGATAACCTTTTAGGATTTAAGGTAGATGGATCAATTACAGTAACTGATAATGGCAATAACTTATTTAATGCTAGCGAAAACTTGTCTCAGCCCAATAGCAGTAAACCAGTTGCTCAATCTGTTCCATCTTCCACGCAAGCGCATGAGTGGACTGATAGCTTAGGCATGACTTGGCACGAAGAACACGGCACTTTTATCACTGGCGGAGCAATTAACCTTAGATGGGGAGCAACTACACAAAGCTCAATCATTGCACAATTACCAGCGGGGGTAGAAGTTAAGTATGACGCTTGGTCAAGAGACCAATCAGGTCGAGTTTGGCTAAGACAACCGCGTACAAATGGTTATGGTTATCTAGTCGGACGTGTTGGCAATGAAGCATGGGGAAAATTTAAATAATCTGATATAATAGGACTGACCAAGCTAAGGAACTCTACGTGAGCTTAGCTAACGTAATCTAGCTTAGTAGGACTGACTAGGTGCGTTCTAAATCCTACACAAATAGCCACTCTGGAGAGATTATTTCTCTAGAGTGGCTATTTTTTTGTATTATTTTTTATGATTTTTATTGACAATGTACCTATATAGGGGTATTATAATAATTGAAAGGAGGGAAGGTAAAAATCAAAAAAAGAAAGGAGCAGAAAGATGAAGAAAAAACGAAAACAAAAGAAAAAGCCTAAGGCTTCACCTTTAGAAATACTTGCAGCAATTGGTTCAATTATTTCGGCAATAATTTCAGTGCTTGAGTATTTCAACATAAAACCCTAGACTAAGGGGAGCCGAAAGGCTCCTTTTAGCCATATAATAAATTATTTTGGAGGTATTTTCAATGAAAAAGCGTACCGCTTGGATAATAATTTTAATTGGCTCAGTTATAACTATTTTTTTTAAGATGTTAATTTGGGGAGTATTTTAAAATGGCAAAGTATACCGAGGCAAGAGCCAAAGCGAATAAGAAATGGAATAAAAACAATAAGGAACGAGTACAATATATCAATAAACGTTCTGCTGCCAAAAGTTTCATATTGAATTTAGCGACTGAAGAAGATTTAGCTAATATTGAAGAGTATATAGCAGAAAGAAGAAAGCAATTAGGTCTTTAAAAAGGGACAAAAAAGGGACAAATAATTGGCAAATAATGGAATTTTATGAAAACTAGTGGTAACTAATTAGTGCTCTGAAACGTTGATAAAACAATGATTTTCCTTATACACCAGCGATGAAACACATTTATGTTATTTATAGTCTTGTTAAGTACCACGGTGCTTAAGAGCTAAGAAGGCCAATTAAGGCCTTTTTATTTTGCTCAATTTTAATCGGTTTTGTATTAATTTAATAAAAAGCGCATAATAGTTAATGTTTGTTTGAAAGAGGGAGTGTTTTAGTTTTTTATGAAAAAAGACAAATCCGTCAAAATTGGATTAAAAACTCTAGTTTTGATGATCTTTTCAGCCATTTTTGGCTTTAGCAATTCATTAACTGCCTATTATCAAATGGGGTATGCAAGTATTGTTTGGTATATTATAACCGCAATTTTATTCTTTTTGCCTTCTGCACTTATTTTTGCGGAATATGGAGCAGCTTTTAAGGGAGTTAAAGGTGGAATTTTTTCTTGGCTTAAAGGATCAGTTAGTGAAAAAACTGCATTTATTGGTACTTTTATTTGGCTAGCTGCTTGGGTTGTTTGGCTGGTGTCATCGACTCAATTTTTCTTGGTATCAGTGTCGACTGCAATTTCAGGTCATGATACAACGCAAAATTGGCATTTTTTAAACTTGTCATCGACACAATTATTGGGAATTTTAGAAGTAATATTTTTAGTAGTAGTGACTTTTTTTGCCGCTAAAGGTGTCGATAAAATTGCTGCTGTAAGTAATGTTGGTGGCTTTTTTACTTTAGCTATTACAATTGGCTTTACTTTAGTATCTATTTTAGTTTTCTTTTTGAATCAAGGACATCTAGCAGAACCGTTGACTGTGCAATCATTAGTTCATTCTCCTAATCCGGCTTTCCAGTCTCCAATTGCTGTGGTGTCATTCATTGTTTATGCATTATTTGCTTATGGCGGTTTAGAAACTTCAGCGGGAGTAATTGATTCTGTTGATAAACCTGAAAAGACTTTTCCTAAAGCTTTGATTACAGCTATGGTCTGGATGACAGCTTTATATGTCTTGAATATTTTAATGTGTGGAGTTGCTGCAAATTGGAGTAGCGAATTAAGTGGCAAAAATGTTGATTTGGCCAATGTGGAATATGTTTTAATCAACAATTTGGGAGTAGAAACAGGAAAGGCTTTTGGACTTTCTCATTCAGCTTCCCTAACACTGGGTGCTACATTTTCTCGTTTTGCCGGATTAGCTGATGTATTGGCTGGAATTTCAGCAGCATTTTTAATGGTTTATTCACCTGTTAAATCGTTTATTGAAGGTTGTGATCCTAAACTTTTACCTAAAAACTTGGTTAAATTGAATAAACATGGCATGCCAGAACGTTCAATGTGGGTTCAGGCGGTGATTGTTAGTGTTATTATCTTATTTATTTCTTTTGGTGGTAATGCAGCAGGTCAGTTTTATACTATTTTGATGGATATGATGAATGTTTCATCGTCAGCACCTTACTTATTTTTGATTGGAGCTTATCCTTTCTTTAAGATGAAGCAAGGAATTGATCGTCCATTTGTATTTATTGAGGGAAAGAAGCGTGTCTGGACGGTAACAATTGTAGTTTGGCTTGTAGTTGCAATTGGTATTATCTTTACTTGTGTTGAGCCACTCTTTACTGGAGATTATGCAACATCCTTCTGGACTGCTATTGGACCAGTAGCCTTTGGAATTATTGCTTGGGTATATTATTCATATCAAGAAAGAAAAAGTATTACTGTAGTGGATGAAGAAGAATAACAAAAAAAGAAGCATCTATAGTTTAAAAACTAAGAAGCTTCTTTTATTTTGGTCATTTTTATAAAATTGGTGATAGTAATCTTGAGAAATATTGTTTAAACTTACGCCAATGAGATTGTTTATTAAAGTATTGCTTAGTTAATAATGTTGACTCTTTTAGATCTTTTTCAAATATTTCTTTTAATTCAGTTGCAAGGGCAGGATTGTATGTAAAAGCATTTACCTCAAAATTAAGCTGGTAACTCCGAAAATCTTGATTAGCCGAACCGACTGAGGCAATATTAGAACCACTTACAATAGTTTTAGCATGGATGAAGCCATTATCATACTTATATACTTTTACGCCATGATTAACTAAGTACTTAGCGTAATATTCGGTTGCTCGATAAACGAAAGCATGATCTGGCATAGATGGAATCATGATTCGAACGTCTACACCACTCTTTGCAGCAATAATTAAGGCCTCTAAGATGGAGTCACCTGGAATTAAATATGGTGTTTGAATGTAAACGTAGTTTTGTGCTTGCGCAATTATTTCTTCATAAGCTCGACGAATACCAAAATTACTGTTGTCAGGACCTGAAGAAACAATTTGCATTGGAACTAAATTTTTTTCCTGGACAACTTTTAATCTGAATTTTTCAATTAAATTATCGACACTATACGTAGGAAGATGGGATTTACGACAACTTGTATTCCAATCCATTGCAAACCTAATTTCCATCAGGAGAGCAGCTTGTCCTGTTACTCGTAAATGCGTGTCACGCCAATGACCGAATTTTTTGCTTCGATCAACATACTGGTCTCCAATATTAAAACCACCAATATAACCAATTTGATTGTCGATGATAACCAGTTTTCGGTGTAAATGATAGTTAGCACGAGGGGTAGTAAAGAAACGATTACCAGCTGTTGAAATGAATGGTTGAGCGTTTCCACCTAGTTGTCGAAGTTTATTGAAAAAAGAAGGTTTTGTACCGCGAGAGCCACTAGCATCGTACAGAACTCTAACTTTAACACCGCGATTAGCAGCTTTTTCTAGTGCTTTTAGAACTTGGTTACCTAATTGGTCATCATAAAAAGTATAAAATTCAATATTAATACTACTTTTTGCTTGGTCGATATTTTTGATAAGATTTTTAAATAAAACTTTTCCATCAATAAAAGTTTCTACTTCATTGTTAAAGGTCAGGAGGGCATCATCATTATTTAAATTTAATTCAACAAGTCTTCGTGCCCGGGGATTTTGATCTTTATTAGGTAATAGATCGTGTAATTTTAATAATTTATTTTGCTCATTTAAGAATTGGTCTCGGAATTTTTGCTGTTCAGCTTTAATTGAAAAAATATCATCATGAGATAGTTGACGACCAGTGAATAAATATAGAATAAAACCAATATATGGTAAGAGCGATAGAATTAAAAGCCAAGCCCAGGTTGAGGCAATATCACGATGGCTGCGAAAAACTGTCCAAATAGCTAAGCCAACATTAATTAACCAAAGTATTTCAATAATGCGTCTTATGATATCCCAGGTTAAAATCATTAAAATCCCTCCAAATTGTATAGATAATTAATTCTACCATATCTTAAAATATACAAAATATAGTATTTGTATTTACCAAAGCACTAAATATATGATAATTTAAGGTATAATATGTGCAATAGAAAGAAGAAAGATAATGGCAACTTTAGAGCAACCATACTTGGATTTACTAAATAAAATTATGATTGAAGGTCATGATAAGGAAGATAGAACTGGCACGGGGACAAGAAGTATATTTGGAGCTCAAATGCGGTTTAATCTGAGTGAGGGTTTTCCTATTTTAACTACTAAACGAGTTCCTTTTGGTCTTATTAAAAGTGAATTGTTGTGGTTTTTAAGAGGAGATACTAATATTCGGTTTCTATTAGAACACAATAATCATATTTGGGATGAATGGGCGTTCAAAAACTGGGTTGAAAGTGATGAATATCATGGCCCTGATATGACTAATTTTGGACTCAGAAGTCAAGAAGACGCCAAATTTAAGCAAGTCTATCAAGAAGAGATGAAGAAATTTGATGAGCGAATCTTAGCTGACCGGGATTTCGCAGTCAAATTTGGTAATCTTGGAGATGTTTATGGCGCTCAATGGCGTCACTGGCAAAAGCGAGAGGGTGGTTTTATTGATCAAATTCAAAATGTGATTGATCAAATTAAAAAGACGCCATATTCAAGAAGATTGATTGTTAGTGCCTGGAATCCAGAAGATGTACCAAATTCAGCACTCCCACCTTGTCATGTTTTATTTCAATTTTATGTTAATGATGGTCGTTTAAGCGTTCAGCTTTATCAGCGATCAGGAGATATGTTTTTAGGAGTTCCCTTTAATATTGCGAGCTATTCTTTACTAGTTAATTTAATTGCTCAAGAAACTGGTCTTAAACCAGGTGAATTTATTCATACTTTAGGGGATGCGCATATTTATCGAAACCATTTTGATCAAGTAAAAGAATTATTGACTAGAAAACCATATGACTCGCCAAAGCTTTGGCTAAATCCTGATAAGAAAAAGATTGAAGACTTTGAAATGTCAGATATTAAACTCGTTGACTATAAGCATCATGGTACTATTAAAGCTCCCGTAGCTGTTTAGTTTATATAATTGTGAGAGGGGAAGGATGAGAATGATAAGGTTTATTTGGGCTGAGGATGAAGATGGACATATTGGTTACCAAGGGACATTACCTTGGCATTTGCCTGCTGATTTAAAACATTTTAAGGATTTAACTTCTAATCATATAATTGTTATGGGAAGACGGACCTTTGAAAGTTTCCCTGGACTGTTGCCTAAAAGACAACATATTATTCTCTCAACTAGTCCAACTTTACAACGTAAATATCAAAATAACGCACATGTTAAAATTTTTTCTCAACTTAAAGAACTAAAGAATTGGATAAAGGACCATAGTGAACAGACAATTGATATTATTGGTGGAGCAAGAGTTTTTGAAGAATTCATGGATGAGGTTGATATGATTGAAAAGACTAAGATTCACCATGTCTTCAAAGGTGATACTTTGATGCCAAAGATAAATTATGAAGATTTTGAACTAATCAATACTAAAGCTCACCAAGCAGATGAGAAGAATAAATTTGCCTATGATTTTTTAGAATATGAAAGAAAAGAGAAATAATAGGCTTATAAAAGAGGCTGATAATCATTATATAGATGTAATGATTTTTGGCTTTTTTTGATACATTTAGTTACCGGTAACACTTTATTTACCGTTGAAAGCAGTTTCACCCTCACTTAATATAAAAATGTTGAAAGCGCTTGTGCGCTAATGATGAGGGAGAAAACTATGAATGAAAATGATAAAGTAGCGGGTTTACCAGAACTTGCTAAAAGCGTGATTTGGATGATTAATTTTGGATATTTAGGTATTCAAATTGCTTTTACGCTTGAAACATCGCAAATGAGTCGTATTTTTCAAACTTTAGGTGCAGATCCTACGAAGTTAGGCTGGTTCTTTATTTTGCCGCCTTTGGCTGGCTTAGTTGTTCAACCAGCCATTGGATCACTTTCTGATAAAACTTGGGCACCTAAGCTTGGGGGAAGAAGATTACCATATTTATTAATTGGAATGATTTTTGCGGTAATTATGATGCTACTCTTACCAAATATCGGAAATTTTGGCTTAGGCTATGGATCGGTTGAGGCTCTAGTTTTTGGTGCTATTGCCATTGCTATTTTAGATGTATCTGCCAATATGGCTATGCAGCCCTTTAAAATGATGATTGGTGATATGGTTAATGATGAACAAAAATCATATGCATATGGCATTCAAAGTATGCTTTCAAATTCTGGTGCAGTAATTGCAGCATTTTTCCCATTTTTATTAACAATTTTGGGAGTTGCTAATACTGCTAAAAAGGGTGTGGTACCACAATCAGTTGTAATCTCTTTTTATGTAGGAGCTGCAATCCTTGTTATTACTAGCTTGTTAACAGTAACAAAGGTACATGAATATGATCCTCAAACTTATGCACGTTATCATGGTATTAATGAAGAAGATAATAAAAAAGATGGAAATTGGTTTGTCTTATTAAAAAAAGCACCCAAAGTTTTCTGGGAAGTTTCATTAGTTCAATTATTTTGCTGGTTCTCATTTCAATATTTATCAACTTATGCTACTGGCGCAATTGCAGCTAATGTATGGAAAGCATTTGATCCAGCTTCTGTTGGTTACCAACTTGCAGGTAACTGGTTTGGCGTTTTGACTGCTGTACAATCAATTGCTGCCGTAATTTGGTCATATATTTTGGCAAAAGTACCAAATGACCATCATAAGTTAGGGTATGGAATTAGTTTATTGCTTGGAGCTGTGGGATATGGCTCGATCTTTTTTATTCAATCTCAAAATTTGCTTATCTTGTCATTTATTTTGATTGGAATTTCTTGGGCAGCTATGAATACTTATCCTTTAACTCTGGTTTCGAATGCTTTATCGGGCAAACATATGGGGACGTATTTAGGATTATTTAACTGTTCAATTTGTTTACCGCAGATTATTGCTTCATTATTGAGTTTCGTACTATTTCCACTCTTAAAATGTTCAATGCCAGCCATGATGCTGACGGCAGGAATTTCTGGAGTGTTGGGGGCAATTTCCGTTTTATTTATTAAGGAAACGTATGGAAACTAATTTAATTTATTGTTTTTCATTAAAAATTTATACTTAGAGAGCAAAAAAGAAGCAGCCTACTAAAAAATGGTAGACTGCTTCTTTTAATTATTTATTTTTCATAATTGGTTGATAGAACAAATCAATTATAATAGCAGCGATTAAAGCTACAATTATTGTTAATCCAAGATTGGCGAAGTTGATTTTAGTCATTGCTAAGCCCAGTATTGCGAGAGCGAAAGTTAGTAAAACATCAATAATTTGAACAGTCGCAACTGACTTTGATGGAGCTGATTGCCAGAAAAATTTTCTAGTTCTAGTGATTAAAACAATTAACATTGCGCTTAGAACGAGGTAAACGTAAACCATTGTTGATACTGTCCCTTGAGCATAATTATGAGAGACAAGGTACCAAACAAAGCCAAAACCAATTACAGTCCAACCAGCTGCTAACGAGAAAGCAATTTTAGCTAATTTCAGCATATTCCAGCTTTCTGGTTTATAAGTAATATGCGTGTTATCGGTACCAATCATCATCGTTACCATGTTATTCATGATCGTGTAAATAACCATTGCATTTAGAGCCATTGGGATGTAGTTGAAACATAAGTAGCCAAATGTCAAAAGCATGGTTAATTCTGCTGTACGAGATAATTTGGTTAAAGACCAAGTTGTCATTCTTTGATAAACGCGGTGACCAGCATCTAGAATTTTAACAATTGGAGTAAGCCCATCTTCTAGGAGCACCATCTTACCACTTCGTTTGGCAACGTCGGCGGCATTTGAAACGGCAATTCCAACTTCAGCTTGTTTTAAGGCTGGTGCATCATTGACACCATCCCCAGTCATTCCAACAATATAACCATCTTGCTGGAAGAGTTTAACCATTTTTAATTTATCTTCAGGGAGTACATCAGCAATTCCAGCTAGGTCATTAACATCAGTTTTGTCATTAAAATCATGAATTGAAATAACTTTTCCGGTTAAACCGACTTCTTTTGCAACTGCTTCAGCTGTCTTGCGATTATCTCCAGTCAGCATAATTGGTTTAATTCCGCGTCTCTTAAGCTCCTCTAGAGCTTTTTTTGAATCTGATCTAACTTTATCGCGTAGGATAAATACACCTGCAAGTTTATTATTGATCAAAACAGCAACTGAGCGTCCAGCTGTAAAGTCAATATCTTTTGCCTCTTGATCAGCATTTTTATCGATTAAAGATAGTTGTTTAAAAGAGCCTAATTTAATGTTGTAGTTTTTAATCTCAGCCATTGAATAACCAGTATTAGAAGTAAAAGGCGTAAAAGAGTTAGGTGTATCAGGAGTAATTCCTTTTTCTGCTAGATATTCGTCAATAGCAGTATCAATAATGCTTGGACTACGCTTATCTGTTGCAGCTCCTACTAGAGCTAAGACCTCTTTATTTGGGAGGCTACTTAAGTTGTCCCATTGAGAAACAGCGGTTTTATTTTCAGTGATAGTTCCAGTTTTATCAAGTAAAAGTAAGTTTAAGTTAGCAGCATCTTGAATTCCTGTTAAGTCTGAAGTTAGAACTCCTTCTTTACTAAGGCGCGTTGCTTCAAAGGAATTAGATAGGGCAAAAGTAGATGGCATTGCAACTGGAATAGAAGCAATAAACATCATAGCCAAGAATGGTAACATTTCAATGACATTTTGTCCTCTAATTAAAGCTGCAATTACCAAAATTAAAGTTAAAACTCCATCTAATAAACAAAGGTAGTAAATAATTCTGGTAAGGAGTTGTTGCAAGTGACCAGGAGCTGCAGAATTGTTAATTAAATTGATAGTTTTACCTGAGCGAGAATTACTTCCAGTTGCAGTTACTGTAGCTAAAGCATCACCATCAACTACAGTTGTTCCAGCATAGGCAGTATCGCCAATAGATTTTTTAATAGCCTTTGACTCACCTGTGATAGAGCTTTCGTCAACTGTAATTTGACCTTGAACAATTTTTACATCAGCAGCTAAAACATCTCCGCGCTTTAAGGTAATTAAATCTCCCACAGCTAAAAACTTTGAATTAAGTTGTTTCCATTTTCCGTTTCGTTTTACTGAAACTGTAGGAGTTAATTCGTGAGAAATTGTATTTAAAACTCGGCGAGATTTTTTCTTTTGAGTTGCACCGTTAAAGGCCGCAAATAAAAGCATTAGTAAAACAAATAGGGACTGGATCCATTTGCCCAAAATACATTCTAAGATCAACGCAGCTTCTAAGATCCAAGCAGATAAGTTCCATAATTTTGACATGAATTCTTTAAAGAAATTGAATTCAGGTTCAGGTACCTCATTGAGACCGTCTTTTTCTAGACGTTCTTTTGCCTGGGCATCGGTTAGTCCGTGCAAGTCTTTAGTTTCCATGAAAATCCTCCATTAAATCTTTTTCTTAAAGTATTTTAGCGCAGTTCTTGCTATTAAGAAAATATCAAATTAAGATATAAGATATTAAAAAAATAGATATCAATTAAGAAGATGAACGATAATGAATCTAAAACAATTAAAATATTTTCTAGTGGTAGCTGAAGAAAGACAAATTACATCTGCTGCTAAAAAATTGTTTATTGCGCAGCCACCTTTAAGTTATCAGCTAAAACAATTAGAAAAAGAAATTGGAGCACAACTTTTTATTAGAAATGCTCATGGGATGGAATTAACTGAAGAGGGAAAGGTATTTCAAAAGTATGCTGAAAAAATTGTTGACCTTAGTTTGACTGCAACAAGCCAAATTCGGCAAATTAAAGCAGGCGAATTAGGTAAAATTCGGATTGGAGTTATTTCTTCCTGTGGAGGAGTTGTACCAAATAAGCAATTTAAGAAATTAATTAACTATTATCCAAATGTATCTTTTGAAATACACGAAGCAAATACTTTTGGAATTATTGAACAATTGCAGGATGGTATTTTAGATTTAGGAATTGTAAGAACTCCGTTTAACCTTGAAGGATTAAATTTTAAAGATTTTCATCAAGAACCGATGGTTGCAGTTACAAATGAAAATGATTTTGAGGGAGAGAAGATTGAACATTTAAGTCAATTAAAAGATAAGCCGATTATTTTATATCGTCGTTTTCAAGAAATATTCAATCGAAGTTTTCGTCATCAAGGGATTCGACCTTTCTACGCAGTAACTTGCGATGATGCTCGAACAGCAATTCACTGGGCTGATGAAGGACTGGGAGTTGCATTAGTTCCTAAATCAATAGCACAGGCATACGCAAAAAGTAATATTGTCTCAATTAAACATGCTCACTGGATCACGCATTTAAATATTGTATGGCGTAAAGATAGACAAGTTACACCATTGATGGAAAGAATTATTGAAATGTTTTAACTAAAAAAGCCAACCAAAACGGTTGGCTAGAAATTTAATTGTTTTTAATAATTTTATGGTTTAGGTAACGCTCAATAGCCTGGCGCATTAATTTGATTTTGCGGGGCTTGTAAATAATGATCTTTGCCATAATACGAGTCCTTTCATTGTCAATCAGTATATTTTTAAGATACAGGAAAAATATGAAAGAATAGTGACTTTTTAAAGACTAATTTTAGAATTGGCATTTTTTTATGTCAATAACTTAGGATAATGTC